TGCATGGGCTAATGTTCTTAGAGGCGGAGAAGTAACTTTAGATAGTATTGATTTACTATCACAAGGTAATGTAACAGAATTAAGAACTTATGTAACTGCATTAGCAACTAATCAGATTAAAGTACTAGTAGGCGTTAAAGATAATAAATATCAAAGCGTATATACTAAATATTTTGGTAAAACTAGCATTAATCGTACAGATTACTTTATTAATGAGTTAAATAAAGAATATGGTTCATTTAATGCAGACTTTAATGCAGATTTAAAGTGGGGAGTTCATAATCCTACTGCAAACTTAGTTACTCCTGATACTGAAGACGGAGATGATTGGGAATTTCCTGATGCTCCACAAGGAGAAACAAAAGAAGCAGTTACTGCAGATGTAGCAGGCGACGATCCTTTCTAATGGTGATTGACTGCAGAAGCAGTGATGATCGTTTACACACAAGTGTCATACTTAGTAAAATTACTGAGTATGACATTTTTGTGTATTACTGTTCTAACTTTAAAGAATTAGGTAAAAAATTTCTAAGCGATTTAAGGACAGATAAATCTCCTACTGTATCTATTATTCCTTATAATGGTAAGTTGTTATATAAAGATTTTGGGCATTCAGATCATACATTCGATTGTTTTAACTATATTAAATATAAATACAGTTGTACATTTATAGAAGCATTAAGAGTAATCGATAATGATTTTAATTTAAATTTAAGCCCTAAAGATGAAAAGATACAATTTACTATGGGAGTAATGGGCTATAGACAACAAGCTCCAATTTATTCTAAACCTCCAGTATTTATACAAAAAAGACGTCGCAAATGGAACACCGAAGATGTCAATTTTTGGTCTAAATATTTGGTAACTCAGAAAATTTTATCTATGTTTGCTGTCGAACCAATAAGTCATTTTTGGGTTAATGGTAACAGATTTACTTGTAAATCAATTACTTATGCCTTTAAATTTAAAAACCGATATAAAATCTATTCTCCTTACGAAGATAAAAATAAGTGGTTAAGTAATACAAGAAAAACCGATATACAAGGTTATAACCAACTCCCGAATAAAGGTGAGAGACTTATCATTACTTCTTCTCTAAAAGATGTCATATGTTTACATACTGCAGGGTATCATTCGATAGCTATGCAAAGTGAAATGCAGATGCCTGATGAGACATTAATAAGTGAGCTAAAAGATCGATTCAACACAATAGACATTTTATATGATAATGATTTTGACAAGGAAAGTAACCCAGGTCAAACTATGGCTAAGAAAATTTGTGACTTATATGGCTTTAATAACATTTACATACCTAATGAATTTAAATCAAAAGATCCATCAGATTTAATCCATAAGGTAGGTAATTTTAATGAACTTAAAAACATATTAAATGAACAGAGAAGAGTTAATCGAAAAATTTAGAACACGTCCAGGATTTTTAAAAAAAGGAGCGCAGTGGTTAGCAGACAAATGGGACATAGATGTATCTATTATTAGAGATTGTAAGAAAATTGTAACCTCTGAAGAGTGGGTACAAGAGAGAATGAATAACGACAATGGTCACGAGTTGAGTCAAAGTCAGGCATTTTCTAAGCATCTATTAGATAATGGCTTAACTATGGCTGATGTAAAGTCTGTTAAGTTTTGGCAAAACTTTAATGGTGAACAAAGGTATAGTATAGTAACACACAATCAATGGCATGAACAGCCACAGGTTAAAGATGAGTTGCTAAATTATATTAAGAGTAGATCTGCTAAAGTTCCAAAGCTTAAGTATAAAAAGCCTAACGATCCTATTTGCTATGAAATATCTTTACCAGATATACATTATGGTAAAATTACTGACGAATCTCCAGAAACATTAGAAAAGAATTATTTACAAGCTATTCAAGATTTACATAGAAAAGCTGATGGTTTAGAAATTGAAAGGTTTCTTTTACCTGTAGGTAATGATGGACTTAATTCTGAAGGTATGAGTAGAGCTACCACTAAAGGAACACCTCAACAAGATAGTATGCGTTGGCGTCAATCTTTTAGAGGTTATTGGCATTTAGTTACAAAAGCAATTGACTATTTAGCAGAGTTTGCTCCAGTAGATGTAGTAGTTATACAAGGTAATCATGACTTTGAGCGTATGTTTTATGTTGGTGAAGTATTAGATGCTTTATATCATAATAATAAAAATGTAACTGTAGACAATAGTCTAGAGTCACGTAAATATTATGAATATGGTACTAATATGATTATGTTCACACACGGTGATAAAGAGAAAGCTGCAGAGCTTCCTCTATTAATTGCTACTGAACAGCCGGAAATGTGGAGTAGATGTAAAGTTAGAGAAGTACATTGTGGGCATAAGCATAAAGAAATGCTAAATGAATACATGGGAACTAAAGTTAGATTTATACCATCTATCTGCGCTAACGACACGTGGCATAAAACACAAGGCTATGTTGGAACACTTAGATGTGGTCAAGCATATATCTGGAATAAGAATAGAGGTCTGGAAGGGTACCTCCAAACTAATATCATGAATTATGGCGTGGAAAAGAAGAGCTAAGAAACCTGGAAGAACTAAAGTTAAAAATGCTAAGAAAAGTAGTTACGATGGTAAAAATTTTCAATCGAATTTAGAACTTTACTGCTATAAACAATTAGAAGAAGCAGAAATATTAGTGGAATATGAAGAAAATACATTCACTATATTTAATGGATTAGTATATCCTCAAGCTTGTTATGAAGGAACTCAAAAGAAACTATATAATAAAGGTAGTAAGATACGACCAATTACTTACACACCTGATTTTGTAGATCCGAATGGTAAATTCATAATAGAAACTAAAGGATATGCTAATGAATCATTTCCGTTGAGGTGGAAACTGTTTAAAAAACATCTCAAAGATAACAATCATCACTATGTCTTATTTATGCCAAGGAATAAGAAACAAGTAGATGAGGTTGTTGATCTAATCAAACAACTTTAATATAGGTTGGGCCCACGCGTGTTAACTAAGGTCAGATAAAGCAACGCACTGATTGGGCCCTTCCTTTTTTAACCAATTAAACATTAAATTATGACTTATTTAGTAAGCCCTTGCTGTGGCTATGAATACAGCGAAACTATAGACCATGAAGGTTATGAGGTCTATATATGTGAGAACCCTAAGTGCAAAGAAGAGTTTCCAGAACCGTTAGAAGATTATGAATTTCAAGAACGTATGAGAGAATCATATCTAGAAGATAGGATGGATGATGCACGTCTAGGATTATAAACCAATTAAACATTTTATTTATGAGTATCAAAACAATTGATAAGCCTATGCAAGGTAGCGCCGGCATAGCTAAGAAAATTAACAAAGGCGCTGAGAAGATGGTATTTGACATTCTTCAATCTACACAATATTCTATGCCAGTTCAATCTACAATTAGAGAGTTAGTTACAAATGCATGTGACTCTCAACGGGAGAAAGAAGTGGCTAGAGAAATAATATTAGGAGAAAAGAAAGTTGAAGACTACTATATTGAACGCCACGGCGATCAGTATGAAGATAGTAATTTTAATAAAGATTATTATAGTATTGGATATTTAAACCGTGATAAAAATCATATAGATCTAATATATGAAAAGAATGAAGGTGTTGGATATTGCGATATATTTAAAGTTACCGATTATGGTGTAGGTATTGGCGCAAGACGTTTAGAAGGTATATTGGAACTAGGTTATTCTACGAAAAGAAATACTAGTGAAAATTTTGGTGCCTTTGGTCTTGGTGCAAAAGCTGCACTATCAACAGGTGTAGACTTTTATACTATAGAAACTATATATAATGGAATGAGATTTAAATGTAATTGTTATAATTACAAAACTGATTTTATTATACCTTCTTTTAATGCAGAAGAAGGTAAGCCTAATCCATTTATTACGTTTAGTGATGGTACTAAAGTATATTATGAGCTATATGGCGGTGATAATGAAGATGATGGCAAGAATCGAACTACTGTGTCGTTTGGTGTTAAGAGGCACAATCGTAATAAGTTTGAAGAAGCTATTGAAGAGCAGTTAATGTACTTTAATAATGTAAACTTTAAAACTATCGATAATGAAGATGAAGGATATGAAAGAAAAGTTGACTTTAAAGCTGATGTTTTATTTAACTCTGAAAACCTTATAGTTTCTGATTCATATTATTTCAATAAACCACACATTGTACTTGTTAAAGATAAAAATGCTTCAACTGGTATTAATTATGGTTTTATTGATTTTAAAGAATTAGAAATGGAGCAGATGTACGGTTCTATTGCATTTAAATGCCCAACACGTCAAGTTATAACTAATGAGGATGGGACAGAAACTGTATTACAAGAGGGTGTAGATGTTACTCCGTCTCGTGAAAAAGTTATATGGAATGAAGCTACTAAGAAATACATTAAAGGTGTAATTATGGCGGCTGCACAAGAAGCTAGTGATATGGTTCAAGAAGAACTTAAAGAAACTGACTTTCTTAAGTGGGTTGACGCTTGTAGATCTATTCTTACAGGTAATAGCAGTTCAAATCCAGTTCTAAATAAAATAGCTCGTATAATTAATAAAGATGACATCAAGCCTAAGTTTGGGCCTGATCCTAGAATTAAATATGGTCCTGCTACTAAGTTATTTGAAGGATTTAAATTAATGCGTCCTCAAGAAATAAATAGTAAAGTAGAAAGAGAGCCATTAAAAGGTTGGGAAGGATTTGATGCTAAACATTTTTATTATAAAACTGGTGATTGGAGTAAATATAAAGATATGTACTTATTACAAGAAGATTTAGAAAATACATATGACAGAAATCACGTATCTACTTTTACATTAGAAGATTTAGATGAAAAATATGATGAAAAAATAGCTAAAACTATTGGCGATGTACAGCTTAAACTTTCAAAAGAAAAAATGAGAGTTACAGCTAAACGTGCTGCTATTCATAAATTTATTCAACAATCTGAGTGGTATAAAAATTACGATGAAATAGAAGTTCCTGCAGAGTGGCTATCTGATTGTAAAGATCTAGAAGCTGAAGCTGCAGAAAAATCTAAATTTAGTAATCTATCTCCAGCAGAGCGACGTGAAATAGAAAAACGTATGGTTGCGTATACAGTTAGATGGGATAGACGTAAAAACAACAATAACGAAGATCCGTGGACTATGGAAAAGATTGAGCCAAAAGCAAAAGATCTTATGAATAGCACCAATCGAATTTATTATTGTACTAAAGAAGATGAGGGTAAGATGAAAGTAGCTGCAATGATGCTAAGATTTATATCTCCAGCTTTTCATAAAGTTTATCCTGATGCGCCTAATTATGCTAATGACGGCGAGATGGCAGGCCGTAATTATCCTGTCTTTTGGTATGAACATGTACCTATTAGATATATGAGTAATTACAGCGGCAAATATCCTGATTGGGCAGCTAAGCGTAAAAAAGACTGGGATACGCCTCAACTTATTCGTGTGAGTCAAAATAAGGTTAAGCATATTACGCAAAACCCTAATGTGAAACACATTGATGAAATATTTTTACAATTAACTAATAATAACGGATATACTATGGACAAATCATTAACAACATTTTATACAGCATCTAAATTAGATAAAATAAGAGACTTTAGATTTATGCAAGGTTTAGGATGTATACATGACAACTTACAAAAAGATTATTGTGAACTTTTAGATTTAAAAGAAAATCATTATGACAAGACTCAATACCAATATGTAGAAAAACACGCTCCGGCGATAGTTAAACATATGGATAAAATATTTGAGTTTCAAAAATTTTGTAATACTTGTGATGATACAGATTTAATACAACAAAAATCTGAAGAATTATTTGTTTTATCTGATATAGGAGAAGGCTGCGCTGCAGATTTAGAATTATTAGCTAAATATAATAATATAGTTGAGTTTGCAGAAGAAATTAAACCGCTATTAGATGAACTTGAAATTCTTCATAACAGAAAGTGTGGCATGTCACCTGAACTTGAGAAAGAACTAAGAATTTATTTAAGAGCAAAATCTCGTGAAACATGGGACTCATAACTAAGGATACCAGGAAGACGTTTAAAATACGTCCTTCTGGTAGATCCACAGATTTTATAAGTCCAAGTTTTGGTTATGGCTGCTTATATAACTGTTCATACTGTTATATGAAACGCCATAAAGATGAGGGATTATCTATTGCTGTGAATACGGGTGATATATTGACTTCAGTCAATAATCATGCGTATTTCACACCAGTGGAAAAACCTAATCAAACGCATGCAGAGTTTACAACTTACGACATTAGTTGTAATGAGGACTTTGCGCTGCACGCTAAACACCACGAGTGGGAAAGAATCTTCGAGTTCTTTAGAGATCACCCTGTTGCTATGGGCAGCTTTGCAACAAAGTATGTAAATACTAAGTTGTTAGACTTTAATCCTCTAAAGAAAATACGTATTAGATTTAGCTTAATGCCTCAACATAAGTCAGATCTACACGAGCCTCATACTTCTAAAATTATAGATAGAATAAAAGCTATTAATACATTTATAGAAGCAGGGTATGACGTACACGTAAATTATAGTCCTATTATAGTTTACGATGGGTGGTTAGATGATTACTCAGAGTTGTTTGATATGATGAATGATCATGTATCCTATAAAAAAGAAGTGTTGTCAGAATGTATATTCTTGACTCATAACTTTAAGAAACATACAATTAACTTAACTAAAAATCCTGCTACTGAAGTAGATCTTTGGGTCCTAAATAAACAGGAAATAAAGAAATCTCAGTATGGTGGAGAAAATGTTAGATATAAATTAGGAATGAAATCTCAATTTATAGCTGATTTTAAACAGTTACACAATTCCAAAATACCGTGGAATAAAATACGGTATATTTTTTAACCAATTAAATTATTAATTATGATTACAATAAATGTAATAGAAAACAAAATCTGTGGATCATACGGAGATACTCCGTTCACAGTTGAGTACAGTAAAGAGCTGTACGATCAAATGCAAGTATTAGCTAGTCAAGCTAGTACTGTAGAAACAGTGGAAGACTACAATAGAATTTTAAAGTCGTTTGCGCCTTTATGTGTTGTAGACTATACTAAAACCATTGAAACACAATGTGAATACATTCATGTTAACAGAGCTACAGGAGAATTCTTTCTTAAGCATAATGGAGTGGTATCAACAATACCTATGCCACAAGCATTAGTAGATAGAATATTTGATTCTTTAGATAAAGAATTAGACTTTATGCCTCTTGTTAAAATGTGGACTAGATGGTTACGTAACCCAATCTTGTGGAGAAAGATGAAGCAAGGTCACGGGAACGATTTCTGTGAGAGATTCTTTAACTTTGTTAATTTGCAGTATGAGCACCCAAAGTTTAAAGATGAACTTATAGAGCAAGGTCTTACTGATGAAGCAGCTTCTAAAAGAGCAATGATGTACCAAATGAAAATCACCCATGAGGGATTACTAAATGGTTACAAAGTCTCTAGAGAAGTGCTTCATAAGTATGACACAGAAACCGGTGAACAAGTTGATAGATACAAACGTACTTTCAATCCTGACACTGGTGAGATAGAAGGTGATGGATTACCAGAGCATGTAGAAGACAGATTATTTGAACCATCTATTATGGGTTCAAGTGGAGATGCTTTCTTCTGTGAAGGACCTAATGGCTATAGTAGTCCTCAACATTTTATCAAAGTTGGATGTACTCATAGACTAGCTGATTGGAAGCAAGTTAACGTTAACGATACTATATCATGTGTTAAAGGACTTCATGTAGGCGGTTTAAAGTATATCTCTTGGTATAGCGGTGAGATTCACAATGTATTTATTGACCCTATGCATATAGGTGCAGTACCTTGTGATGAAGACGGCGCTATTAGATGTAAGCAGTACTTTGTTCATTCTTCTTTAGCAGGAGTGAACGGTTCAATTTACCATAGTTCTACTTATGCAGCAATGACTGATGCTGAGTGGGACGAAATGCGGGCTACAGCGGTTGAAGAAAAAGCTGAAAAGAAAGCTCAATGTGACAGGGAAGTTGCAGAGATTAATGCTCTGTAGCTAGTGTTTAATTGGTAAGATATAGGGGGCCTTGTGCCCCCTTATATCGAACTTAAAATTTAAAATATGAAAAATAAAATAGCCTTAATAGATGGTGACAGTCTAATCTATTACGAAATGAATAAACCTTCTTTAGAAATTGCTTTAGCAGGTATTGATTCAAGATTAAGACAGATGTTTGAAGAGACGAAAGCTACCCACTTTGCAGGATTTTTAACAAGTGGTAAATGTTTTAGATATAATAGAGCAAAAACTAGAAAATATAAAGGAAATAGAAAACACGGAGATAAACCAATTATATTCCCAGCAATTAAAGAATACTTAAAACAAACTTGGAATTTTAAATTTGTTTCTGAGTTAGAGGCAGATGATTTAGTGTCTGTGTATCATACAGATCCTTTTGGAACGACTGTAATATGTAGTCCAGATAAGGATGTGTTATATCAGAATCGAGGAATACATTATAATTATGGAAAAGCAGAAACTGTAGTAGTTGATGAGGTAGAAAAAGATAAATTTTTATGGAAACAAGTGCTAATGGGAGACTCTACTGATGGAATCCCAGGTTTGCCTAAAGTAGGGCCTAAAACTGCTGAATCTTGGTTAAAAGACGTTGCAAGAGTAGAAATGCCTGCTTTTACAGTTAATAAATATATAGAAAAGTTTGGAAATCATGAAGGAATTCTTAGATTTGTGGAGACTTTCCAGTTAATTTATATATTAAAAACTGTTGAAGAAGTAAAACTAGAAACTGGAATAGAGCTGCCTGAGTTGGAAATTTTTGAAATAACCAAGAAAAATGAAGACGAATTATGGGTATAAAATGCAAAAAACTAATCTATACTCCTATAAATGCTATTAGTTTTAGAATAGTAGGAGGAACTAAGATAATAATACCCCATCTTAGTCAACAAGATGATATTACCTCTTTAGAGACAGAAAAAGGAATATTTTTAACTCAAGGAGATACTATAAAAGTTAAAGGTATTAAATATCAAGCTAATGAAATTGTGCGATATAAGACTGGAGAAGTAATTCATTACGATATTTCTATGCTTACTCGTACAAAAACTGCAACTTTCTTAATGCCTCTTTTAGGAGGTAATAGAAATTTATTTTTATGGAATAAGTATTTTGTAAATGCTTATTTAAATGAAGATAGAACATTAACTTTAGTATATAGAATACTTAACGATCCGCTGCTTAATAGATTTAGAAGTACTTTAGAGTCTTTTGAAATATTTATTGAAGGAGAAGAGATAGGTGAAGATTTTGTTGCCTATACTTTACAGATACGTCCAAGATATAAAAATTTAGTATCTTTATTTTTAAAAGGAAAGTATTCTAAATTTCCTAGTACTTATAGATTAAAAGTATTAGAATTCCATAATAAAGATATAGATGATTTAGTAGGACAAGTTTTATTTAAAAGTAAAAAGCGTAAAGCTTATCTAGAAAGTTTATTAGGCTGTGAAATTGGAGACGTTGATCTCTTAAGTATTCCAGAAAATGAAGAATTTAACATTAAAAAATATATACTATGACAAAGAAAGTAAAAATGTCTGTACCTGATGGTATGGAGTTTGGAAAGAGTTATACTATTCCTAATGAAACTATGGATACTACAATCCATAATGAACATTATTGGGATACAGAGCGTAATAAAGCTTTTCCAAATACAGAAGCAGAAAATAGAAAAAGAACTCCTGTGTTCAGTGGAGTTTTAAAATATTTTCCTGATGCTATTAAAGAAATAGCACGTGTTTCGTTAGCAGGTAACGCGCAGCATCATCCTGGAACGCCTTTACATTGGGATCGAAATAAATCTACTGATGAATTAGACGCCTTATCACGGCATTTAATTGATGCGGGAAGTTTAGATACTGATGGCCTAAGACATTCTGCAAAGGTTGCTTGGCGCGCGTTAGCTAATTTACAAAAAGAAATTGAAAATGAAAAATAAAAAACCTTACAAACCATTGCCGGACTATTTAGCTATAGGACCTTCAGGAATACACGGAGCAGGTATATTTGCTCAAGATGATGTGCCAAAAGATATTGAAGTTGGTATTAGCCATGTGTATGATCCAAATTTTCAGCATGAATATATACGTACGCCACTTGGCGGATTTATTAATCATTCTGAAGAAGCTAACTGTGAATTAATAGACGATGATGAAAATACAGATTACAAAAAATTGAAAACTATAAAAAAGATTGAAGCCGGTGAAGAATTAACATTAACATATAGTTTATATGATATATGTAATTACCTGTGTGAAGAGTAGACATTATAGAAAGAAAAAGGGGCTTAATGCCCCTTTTCTTATCTATCATAAGGATTTTTCTTATCCTGTGCATAAAATTCCCCCATCCTAGACACTTGCCTAAATCCTGGCAACATCCTAAATGTGTAATAACCAAAAGGAGTTTTATCTCTCCGGTTATCATTCCCCATAATTAAATCATTTGATTCTTGTATAAAATTAAAGAAAGATTTTTGAAGTTCTACTGCCAAGCCTGTTAAAGGTATTGGAGTTCTGAACATTTGAGTCCAATCTGTTGGATTTAATGCAAACCCTAATTCAAGCTGCGCTTTCATCATTACCATCATTAATTTTCTTGTAGCCCATGTTTTAGTATATATAGGCTTCTCATCCTCTCCCTCTCTTGTTAATGCAAATATTGCAAGGAATATTCCAAATAGACCTTTTAACTCCGCTGCCATAGCTCTTAATTGTGCTCTTTTTGAATCATAAAATTCCTCTTTACTCATATTTTGAATATCCGGATCGTCTGGATTTTCCATTTTAAACTTATGATACTCTTTCTCCGCATTTTCCTCATTCATTTTTACCCCTTTTACAGCTCCAAATGTTACTGTCTCAAGCGCCCATTTTGCAAAAGTCTTTGTTACTGTTTGCAGTCTACTTTCTAAATCCTTTTCTGCCATAAATTCGCTTGCAGCTACTTTATACCTTCCCCACTCATACATGTCCATTTTAGGACTATATCTAAACTTACCAAATCGTTCTTGTAATAATCTTGGAGCCCATCCTTTAAAATGCATTACTAAATCTCCTATTAAAGTAGTATCAATAGGACTTACATCATCAGAACGCATACTTCCTTTTATACCTCCTGTAATATGTTGAGCCATTTCTCTAAACCTAACTTCCCCATCTTTACTTAAGCCTGTAAATACTGTTCCTTCATTGCCCGGACCTTCTGTAGACACTTCAAATAATTCATATAATGATTTACTGCCTTCTGGTAAATACTTAAGACGTTTAGGCATTCCATTTGCATCTGCGCCAAAATTTCTCATCATTGCATTTAAAATTGTGTTATCTAAAAAATTATCAGCTATTCTAAAAGGTGCAAATAAAGTATCTAAATTAACCCATCTTGACACAATTCCTGCTGAACTTTTTAACATTCTTCTAGCAGTCATATCTTCTTGCCAGATTTCAAAATAGTTAACTACAGCATTAAACTTGTTTTTATCAGTTATTGCAGATTTTTCTGCCGCTAAAAGTTGTTTTGTGGTAAAAGATGTTGCTTTTTTAGATTCAATCCAGGTACTGATTTTACCTACTACGCCCGCAGCTAGTGCAGGTACAACGGCAAATCCTAACGCCTGCGCACTAAAAAGGCTTTTCATTCCTCCTAGAACTTTCTTTCTACTATACTTCCCAAACCATTTTTGATCTTTACTTTGAATACGTTGTCCATATAAATCAAAATTAATATATAACCTTTGAAAGAAATCTGCAGCATCAGACGGTGCTATCTTTTCCATAATCTTACCAGCTTTCCCCATTAATAAATTATCATTACTATCAGTAGGTAGTATAGCAGTTTTAGAGTCCTGAAGATATTCTAATAAAGATAGATTAATAGCTTCAATTTTTGATTTTTCTGCGTAATTATAAACTGTTGCTGCCATCGCCACTAAAGATTTACCTAAATCTCTACTCTTTAATCTAAAGTTTATTTCTCCTGTAGCTGGATCTATTAACGTTCCTGGCGTAGTGTATAATAAAGGAATAGTTTGTATTAGATTTCCGTGCTCATCTACAGATTCCGGAGTAATTTCATCTTGCCTCATTTCCAAAGACTCTAAACTTTTCGTTAACAAATCTTTAAATCCAAATCCATTTTCTGAAAATGAGTCAATTATATCTTGATGAATATTTCCTACAAAATTATCTGCAAATCTCATATTAGTTATTTCACTAAATTCTCTATTCTTTTTCTGATAATACTCATAAAATGCTAATAAAGAAGGATTATTCATTATAGTTTTAAACTCTTTAGAATAATTATCATTTAAAGTTTCTTCTCTTAACTCTGTATATATATACGCTTCGGGGCCAGTCCACATAGAGTTTTGCTTAATATTATTTTTGGCTTCCCACTGAGCTTTTAATCTATCACGCATCTGTTTTTGACTCTTTCGAGGAGTAACTAACTTTTGGTCTTTATACAAAGCCTGGTAATCTGCAAAATTCCTATCTACATAAGCAAAAAATTTCTTTCGTCTTTCTAAATATCTTTTCTGTGCGTCTGATTTTAATTTATAATTTCTTTTCATCCAATTAGAATCATTTTCCTCAATCGCTTTCTTTTTTCTTTCCCAAAATTCTTTTGTAATACGAGGATGTAAATTACCAGTCTCAGTATTAAACATTACATCATAAGCTTCTTGTAACCCTAAGCCGGATTTTTCTTTTATATCATTTCTAAGAACTTCTATTTCTTCATAAACTTCTTTTGTTTTAATTCGAGCCTCATTATTAGCTCTTTCTACATGATCTCTTGCGAGTTGAAATATAGGATGTAGACTACTAGAAGATTGTTCAAACCATTTACCAAATCCATATTCTCTTTGAGGCCTAGTTACATCTTTTATACCTCTAGATTCTCCCAACTCTTGAATTCTTAAACTTCTATAATCTCGTAATGTGTCATACATTTGATTTAGCGGTTTAGCCCACCTATCCATTACGTCTTCTAACTTATCTTTAAGCTCTTTATCTTCTAAATTTTTTAGATATTCAGTAGAATCTCCTATTAGTAAAACTCCTGATGAAATATCTCTTACAAAATCTTCTAATTCATCAAATTGAATATAATTCACATCCTCTTTATCAGTAATAGGCAGTCTATCTTCTAATTCTACTATAGTAGCAGCTGCATCCGCTATAAGATTGTATAAATCTCCTGAACGTTGCATTTCCTTAATTGCTAGATCCCGCTTTTCTAATTTTATTCTTAATTTTTGTTTTTTCTGAGCATCTTTTTCTGTTTCAATTTTTGTTTTTAAAACAGCTCTTTCTTGAATTTTTTGATTTAAGATCTTATCTAGTCCCTTTTTATCTGTTAATTCATCTGCTACAGGTATTTGTTTTAAATATGGATCTCCTGTTACTTCTACAAATTTACCGTCTTCTACTTGTAAATCGTAAGCCATCTTAAGCGTGTCTACTACAGGAGACATAGTTTTCTCTCCTGATTTACCTACCCATTTATACTGCACATGTACTGGAACTATTCTTGTACGTCTAACTTTCTTTACTCTGTAAAAATTTTGAAGAATATTTTTATATGCTCCTATTTGCATATTATATCCATCTTCTTTTGACCTGAAAGGCGTTTCTCTTATCATTCTTTTTTGCCCAAATCCAGCTGTTTGGCTCGGACTAATAAATTTCCAGTCATAAATAGATGCCGAGCCGTCAGAAAAGACAGCTAATAAATCTACTGTACCTGCCGTATCCCCATAATATAACCCTCTTTTTTCTGCAGGAGCATATAACATTGCTTCTGATCGTATATCAGCCTTTCCATTAGGATCTATTTCTTTTTGCTGTTTCTTAATTTCCCCTATAATTTTCTTAACATTAGTTGATAAGATAGCAAATTGCTCTTTAGTCATTATCTTTAAACCTTCAACATTAGTAGCAGCTTCTTTTATAGCTTCTAATCGTCTATTTTCTGCTTCTTTATTAGCTCCAGTATAATCTCTCCAAAAGTCTACTAAATTTTGCATAGTAGAGTGATGCACAGTACCTTGAGTACGTTTGTGTTCATTTACTGGCCTTTGGTTAATTTCTCTCATCCATTGCTTACCTTTCTTTTTAATAAGCTTTTCTTGAGCCATGTGAGAAACTCTTCCTTGAACAAATGATCCTCGACTACGGCTGTAATACATACTAGTTTGTTTACCTTCCGGAAGATCTAGTATAGCTTTAGATGTAGCTGCTATTTCTTCATTATCTCGTAAACGCATTTCTAAATCTGTTTCCGTTTCGTCAAGTAATTTCTTAACATTTGCCTGTTTGTCCTGCGGAGAATCTTGATATAGATCTCCTAATTCTATTTGCTCTTCAGTTATTAATTCTGCAGCATTTTGATTAACTTCATTATTTAGCATGTTCAAAGCAGCTGTTCTATATGGATCATCAACTGTTTTATTAAAGAATTTTTTTATTTTGTTTAAGAGTTTAATCCACCACCTTTGTAATCTAGATAAGTTATCAGATAATTCTGCATCACTGTCATTTCCTATTATATGTTTTGCAATAGCTTTTCCAATAGCTTCCTTACGTTGCATTTCCTCTGAGTAATTTTGATAATTTGGATTTTCTACAACTTCATCAAAGACTTTATATTTATCTATATTATTATACAATGACAGATATAAAGGGTCTCCTTCAGCTTCTAAGATATTGACAAAGAAATGCGCAGCCTCTTCTGGTAAAGTATCAATTCCAGCTTTATCTTCAACTACTTCAACAACTTTATTAAGCATATCAGCTTTAGCTGCAAATCCTAAAGCATTTCCGTCTCGATCAGTAATTTGATCAACAGTTTGATAATCAACTCCAATAGTGTCTAAGAACACTCTCATTGAATCTTCAATTCTTTCGTTTCGTTCTTTTGTTTGGTCTGCTTTATCTTGAAATAAAGCCATTTGACTATCTTTATTTCTTTTCCAATTTTCTTCAATTGTAATTACATATGTGTATTCTCTTTTTCCTTCATAAGATTCTCCCGTAGGAATAAATTTTACTCTGTGTCCGGTCCCTAATTTAGTATTATACGGCCTTATTCTTTTTAATATATTTATTTTTTGCTGATATGAAACTATGCCGCTTTTAGGTATTTTTAAATCTCTTCCTATACTAGGGGTGCTTTCATCATTACGCATATATAAAGACATAGCTTCATATTCACCTACTTTAGCTACTAAATTTTTCCAGGTTGGATGATTTTTATTAGGACACGCCATTATCTATTATATTTATTCTTGTAGTTTTCATTTTTAATTTCCTTAACAATCGAAGAAACTTCCATAGTTTCTACAAATGAGATTAAGGCATCATCTGATATAGTATATGTTACATTTCCGGCTGAATCTGTTACAGGTACAGAAACAAATGGATCATAGTTAGCACGAGCGTCTAATAATTTACGTTTATGAAGACCAGAAACAGTAGCTAATTCTGCAGCTGTAATTTGAACTTGAGTAATTTTATCTTCCGCTCGAAGAAGTTTAGGCTCTCTTTTAATAAGAAAATGATTATCACTATACTGTTCTATATCAGACTCTTCACCTAGTGTTTTTTTAATATTTTGTTCAACTGATTTTGCTTTTTGAGCCGCTCCAAGAACTTCAGATGCAGAAGTTTCAATTATATCTTCAAAGGCTTGAAAGTCTGGATCTGATGGAGGTAAAGCTTCTCCTTCATCATCTCTAAGTGTTACCCCGTATCTTTCTACAGCAGTTTCAAAAATATCTTGATTAGATAAAAATAAATCATACCATCCATTATATTCAGTATATGCTTTTGGATTTTCTGCTCTAAGACTATTTAACTCTTCACGAGATAATACTCTAAATTCTTCGGTTAAATATGTAATCTGATAATCGGTTAATGCCATAAAGTTAACAATTTAATAGTTTTTTAATTACTTCATTATCTTCAATGCCTCTTTGTGTTAAGTTACTAGTAGAAGCTAATACTATACTTATATTTGGACTAGAAGTCATTAATTTTTTATAGACAGGGATAATATCATCAATAAGTGTATTACTATCTCTTGACAAAGGTACTAAAATTTTCTGATTTGGATTTGCTTTTGCAATAGCTGCCACTTTGGCCATTCCTTTACTAAGAAGCTCTAGATTAATAGGGGCAGTAGCAGAACCCTTAATAGGGACAGTTATAATTAATCTACCTCGAGTAAAGTTATTTATCTTATTTGTATTACCTGCTTGATATGAATTATCAAACTTGTCTTGTATTAGATTTAATTTTTTAGCTTGAAGTGCTATTCCATCTGCATGATCCCCTTGTAAGTTAATAGGAATTACTGGAATACCATTTAAATCAAAAATATTTCCTTCAAATACTTTTTCTTCAGGAGTTCGTGTATCTTTTATTTGTGTTTTAACTTCAGTAGTAGACCCTATTAAGTCATTATTTAAATTAATAATAGAAGACTTTTGAGAATTAAGACTATATTCTTTTAAATTAACTCCATTTCCTAATTTAGGAACATTTTTATATGCAACTAATTTGTCTTCAGGAGAACCTGGAATAGCTTTAAATAATCTAGCAACTACAGGTAATCGTTTACCGGCCTTTTCTAACCTTTTTCTTTTCTCTTCTGAAATACTAGGATCTACTACCCATGTCTTTACATATGTTGCATCTCTTCCCCTCATATATAATACACCATCTTCCATTCTTGGGTAGGCGTTTCTCATATCTTCTTCAGACATGTCCGGTGTCAAGGATACAGGTCTAACAGTAGGAACTATCATATCGTTATTCCAATTATTTTTTGGAAATTGGTCTAAAAATGCCATATCGTCCGCGGTATCTGAACTGATAATTCCCTTGCTCTCCAAGGATCTACTAATCTTATACTCATCAACCATTTCCTTAGCTATTTTAGAATATAGTCCAGCTGGAACAATCCTCATAAATGATCTTGGAGATTTATTCATGCCATATTGAAGTATAGCTACTTTCATTAAATCAATTGCTAAATCTCTATGTGCTGGAGATCCATTATATAGCTCCATAAATGCTTCTGTCAATAAATTAGACTCTAATGCAGGTAATTTTCTTGCAAATGCTCTCACACCATCTATATTATATCCTAAATTCTTTGGATCTTTATGTATTTGTAATTCTGAAAATAATTCTTTAGATAATAAATTATCAGGATTTGCTTTTTGGAAAGCTCTCCATCTTCTTGCTACACTGTTTGGTCCTTGCAATAACTGAGAAGTTTCTGATTCTAAATCAGTTAGTCCTGACAGTAAAAACGTTACGTAATCATGTTCAAGTATATTTAGTGCTGCTATTAGATCATGCTCTGGTTTATATGCTGCTTTGCTTATTATTTCATCTAACATTCTCTCTACAATAGGGCTTGTATCTACTAAATAGAAATCTTTATATAAAGGTAAGATTTCATTTGTAGCTGTAACCATTTGTGACATCCATGAGTCAGTTGTTAAAGTTCCTATATCTACTGAAAACCCAGTTTTAAATCCATATGCCCCAATCTTTTGCAATTTTAATTGTTTTATTTTTGCAGCCATTCTATTCATAGGCGGATTTGTATCATAAGCCAATGCAGAAGTAACTTGACTAACATCTCGAGCATCTAGTCTTGCTTGTTTATACATGTCAAGAACAGCTAATTGAAGCGCTCCAAATGTTTGTTGTTGTTGCTTGCTAAGAGATTCGAAATCTCTGCCCATCATTAATCCTCGTTGTAATTGTTCTATATGAATCTCTTGCGGATCAAGTCTTTCCTTACCTGCTATATCTTCATATTTATTATAAATATTGTCTACTATGTCTTTCCTACTAAGGTTTAAAATAAATGACTTAGCTTTTGGAACTTCAGCGGTAAGATCTCTTAAAGCTGGCTGCATTAAAAATGTACCTATTGTATCTATACTCATTCCTTTACGTAATAAAGTAAATATTGTATTGGCAGTTTCCATATTTGCATTTAATCCATATACAAACGGTTTATTAGCTACGTCAACAAAAGCATTAACAAATTCTCCTAGCATTTCATTAACATAGTATCCTGTTTTTCCTTGATCTTTACTGAATCCTAAATAGTTTACGTATGTTTTGTCTGCCTCTCCGTATTGGGCGGCTATCTTTGCTTTCATCTCTTTATATTTCTCATCCCTTTCGAAAGAATCTTCTTCCTCAAATTGTAGTAATTCTGCAAATTTATAATTTGCATCTGTAACTGTTTGAGTTGCGTTAGTTTGCTGCATTTTTACGTGCATAGTATTTTCTAAAGCTGCTATACCTAAAGCTGCCTTACCTTCCCAAAATCTTTGTCCCATATTTTGTCTATGATTAAATCCTAAAATAGAATTATAAGACAGGTCTTCTTGTAAAGGTATACCAGTATCAAGAGATAATCTATCCGCCAATTGCTCTAATCTAGCAGCTCCTGTAGGACGTAACAGCTGTGCAAGCATTTCAGGTCTAGTAGCTATATCACGTGATATATCAATCTCTCTATTTTCTAAGGCTTTAGTAGCATTTTTGTACTCATTAGGCAAAGATTTAAAATATGAAGACTTTGCTAATGCTTTATCTAACTCATTAAAACTCTCTTCAATTTTATAAATTTGGTTAGTATAGCCAGACACTATAGCCATCTTATCCATAATTAAATCTTCAATTTGATTAGAAATAAGTTTTCGTTTACTAGCTGTTTTAGCTGTTGCTCGGTCTTCTTTTAATAAAGAAATTTTTCCATCTAGTTTAGCTACTTCTTCTGTATTATATAAATCAAACAAATCTTTTTTATATTTATTTAATTCTTTATTTATGTCATCAAATGCTTTTCTAAATACATCCCCTTCTTTTAATCCCGCCTCTTCTATAAATCTTTTATATGTAGGCCTGTCATAACGACGAAGAGCCTGTACTTTTTCTAAATCTTCTATCTTCTCAGATAAATAAGGAATTTTAACTAAGCGTTTAGCGTTACCTTCTCTAATTACAGTATAGTTAGGAAATATTAAAGTAAGTTTATCTATATCATAATCTGATCCAGATTTAACTACTATCTCTGATGGCGTCATAACAGCTTCTCCTGCTTCTTTAGGTAAAAACCCTTTAATACTTATAACTTCTATTGTACCTAAACCTGTTGTAGGAATTCTAAAGGCAAAAATATCTAATAACTCTTTACCTGCAATTACATTTCCGTCGGCGTCTACAATCTGATTATTAATAACACGTATTTCATTCCCTAAAAACTCTTTAAAATAGTGCGGAAGCATTACTTCCATGCCTAATACTCTTTTTCCGTCTTTAGACATTCTATAAAATTTAAGAGGCGATGTGTTAGAACCATAACTATGGTCGGATTGTTTCATAGCCTTTAATGTTATACCTCTTCCCTCTGATGCTATCTCTGATCCTGTAGAAGATACTTGGGCGTATGCTCCTCCAAAACGTTTTTTCTCTATTACATCTCGTGCAAATAAAGAATGTAATACACTATCTAATGCGGGTTTATTACTAACAAGTTCTAGAAACTGGTCTTCACTTTCTAATAATAGCTCTAGCCCGTCCATTTCATTATCATTTAATTTCCTTTGGCGAGTCTCATTTAGTAAAGCTTCTTTTAAGTATTCAGCATCTGCTACTTGTACATATCCATTTTCTGCTTCAGAATCAGCTTTAAACCCTAGTTTATGTACAAAGTTTTGAAAGTTATGGTTAGTCATAGCATTATGCGCATCATTATAACTCTTCACAGTACTCTCATCCCCCTTCCCATTCTCCATAAGATTCGCTAATATTAAAGCCCTACGTTGTGTTCCTGAAGAAGATTTATCTTTAACTGCAGTTCCCATATCTACTTGTACTCCTAAATAATCATAGTATAATGTTTGGATATTATTTGGATTCATTTTAGAATACTCCCCTGTTCTATTATAAAACCTTTGCGACAATCCAGATGCCGGATCAACTTTACCTCCAATTTTAATACCACTTTCAAATACAGCTATACCTACTTGATTATTAACCATATCTTCATGTAAACGTGCTAAGGCTGTTTCTTCCATTATTCCATTCTTAGGATTCACTCGTTGCAGCATTTGCGGTAAGAGTACAGCTAAAGATAGTTTATAATATGCAGGACTATACATACCCTCAGCTTCTGAAGGCCCATAATATTGAGGTTTTAAAGGTGTAAAATAAATCATTTCCTCAGAAGTTAATGGTAATCCTTCCTGCACTTTCTGATATAAATCTAAGTGTTTCTCTGTTATATCACTTGTTCTTGTTAAGAATTCAATATACTCATCTATTGTTATAAATCCTTGAGCATCTGCCTCATTATAATTAAGATAAGCATCAGCTATTTCAGGTCCAACTAACTTTGCATACTCATTATAATATTGAGAAGAAGCTGTTACATCTCTTAACATTATAGTTCGCACCCTATCGTCAGCTATTTTATTATCAAATCTTTTAATATTTTGATTAAGCCAATCTGAAATAAACTCCCCTGTAATAGCAAACTTCTTAACTCCATGAGGACCTGCAGTTCTTTTATATAGAGAAGTTTCAGTAAAAAATGCTAAATCTCCAAAGAACAATTTTAATTGCTCTAAAGCTGATAACTGGTCTCTTAAAACAAATGCTTCTACAAATTGTCTAAGCTCTTCTGGAGTCAGTTTTAACTTCTCTCCAATAACTTGTTTATAATCTATTTTATTTCCTTCTTTATTAGTAGGACGTGTCAGTCCTAAAGTCTTACCAAAGGTTTCAGCATCTATTCCTTTTAAATGTATTAATCCGCTAGGATATATTTTAAGCATGCCATTTTTAATAAGTCTTTCTGTAGTTTCTTCTATATGCTTATCTACATTTAAGGCAACCTCTCCCGCAAAAAGAGTATAATTTTGTTTCATTATTTCATCAGCAGATATAGTCCCAAACTCATCTTGTAAAACATCTATCAGAGTCTTGCCTCCAGGTAAAGGCATAGCATTTAAATAATCAAAAGCTCTTAAACCTCTAGCTGTATTTTTAAATCCTTTTATATCATTCCCTTTATTGTCTCTAACAAGATTTAAAGTAATTTCTATTTCATTTTTAAGATGTCCTAATAAATCAGAAATAGATCTAGCCCTATTTATCTTACGCGCTCCTATTACACCTTTCTTATCTAGTATTTCAAATCCAAATACTGTTTTCTTTTCAGAAGCTTGTAGCATTGGATACCTACCATTTAATGTATTATTAATATACATTGCATCTCTATCTGTAGGTGTTAAATTTTTAGTAACATTTCCTGTAGAGCCTTTCTCATCTTCTGTAGCCCCTTCTAATATAACTACATTAATTCCGCCTCCTTTTTGCACCGTTTCAAGCCACTTAGAACCACTAACAGTAGTACCCGCATCTTGCAGATACTTAGGAACCACTCCTCTACTTAAAGAGTTAGCTACTCGAGTCATAAAATTACCTAATGTAATACCATATGCTCTTTTACCTTCTGGAGTAATATGCTGTAGCTCGATTGTATTAGTATAATATGGTAACTCCATTGATACTAGCTTATTTAATCGCGCTGCAATACCTGAATCTTCTTCTCTAAACAAATCCTCTACTTCAAGAGCCGTATCGTTTGCTTGTTTATTTAAAAAGAATTCTTTAATATTAATAACATGGTCCATAATCTCAGTCAATAAGTCTGGATTATTTTTTAATGCTGCTTTATTAGTGAAATTAATTCCAAGTAAGTCTAAAAAATTAAAATAGCTGTCCCCTTTGAATTTTGGGAGAGTTTTATAAGTAGCCTGCTTAGCTCCAAATTTAAACTTTTTGTTAGGGTCTAGTATGATTCCTCCAGTTTCATCATTAATTTTAAAAAATCCTTTTTCTGATAATGCCATTTCTCTGAAATTAGAGCGCCAATCATTTCGTATTTTATCTTCAGTTCTTGATGTATTAGAATCTGTAGCGTGTATAGTAACAGGGTCTTTAATTAAATTTAAATAATAAGTATTTTTAGTTTTATCAAATTGCTGTATAAATTTATTTCTTAATGAGATTTGTTTAAAGTTTAACTCTGAAGGTTGGTGAGTAGCTTTTAGTCTATTTAATAATACGCCTAAAGGTTGAGCAATATCAGGCCTATTCATAGCCATATTTTTTATTGCTTGCACTTGACCTGCAAAATCTTGAACACCGGCTAACTCATTATGTAAAGAGTCAAATACATTAGTGTAGTCTACTAGCCCGTAAAGTCCCATAGTAGTACTAGTAGCACTATTAATAGGTAAGCTAGCAATAAGTAGCTTAATAACATTAGGAGAATTTCCTCTTGCAGAAGTTTCTAAAACTTGATGAGTAGCTCCAAAGTTATTTTCTTTAGTAGCTTCCGTCTCATTTAACTCTATCTCCATGTTTATGCCAAAAGTTTCTAACCAATCTGTAAACAAATCAAATATTTCTGCTTGATTAGCTTGTAAAAATTCTGCATTATCATAAACAGCATTTCGTTCTGCTGTGCTAACATCTGTACGATCTGCCCAGGTGCCGTCAGCTAATTGTTCTTGTACTTGATTTCTTAGAACTCCTAACATGTTTTCAAATCCATGCTGCATAAGTACTCCAAATTCAGCTGTTACTTCTGTATTAGTAGTTAAATTCAATAAATCAGTAAAATGTAAACTAGACTCTTCTTTATCCAGCTCATCAAAAACAGAGTTAACAAATCCATCAAGAATAGCTTTTGTTTCTGATACATTTGCGCCTTCTAATGTTTTAGTAGTAGGGTTAATAGATATAAGAAATCTATTTAATAGTGCCGTCTTCTCATGTTTAGGAGTCCTATAATCTGTCGTTCTAATAGACTCAAACAAATTAGCAAGTCTAATCCCTTCTGGACTATATCTTTCAGAAGTACCAAGAGATTTTATAAAATCCCATAATCTTTTAAACCAAGCTTTAAGCCCTTTTACAGGAGGTACTACACTCAATCCATCCTTTAACATATAATGTCTAAATTCTTCTGCTAACTCCTCTTCTATCTGAGCGTTAGTAATGTTAGGCTGTTTAGTGTATTTTTTATAATCTCTATATATTTGTGCTTTTTCTTCTGGAGTCCAAAAATAATCATGTACTACATGAAAAGCCTCATGAAATGTAGTTCCTTCAATAGCCATCTCTGAAATCATAACATCAGCTAGTTGTCTAAACTCTCCGTAATTAGATCCAGATACTAGCCCTTTCATAGTATTAAATGGCATATTAAACTTGCCTTCAAACCATTGTCTTTCTTCTGCTATGTTTATTTTTTTATACTTACCTCTTAGTTTACGTTGCGATTCTAAAGCTTTTGTGTCTCCTGGAGCACGTCTGTTTCTAGTACGTCCAAAAGGATTAGGACTCTCATTTGCAGTAGACTCATCTTCAGGTGTTAACGCTTTAAAAGCAGCCTGGTTTATTCTATCTTCATACTCTCCCATCGTTTCTCCTTTCTTCTGTTTTATTTGAGTATGTTGATATTCATGCTCTATAATAAAAGATTCAAAAGCTTTTAATGTAGGAAATGCATTTGTAGGTATTGGTATAATAGATGTACCGTCTTTTAATTTTCTAGGAGTTGTCCACGCTTTTGATTTAAACGCAGCTTTCATTTTTGTTTTATTTATATAGATAACATCTCCGCCAAACAAAGTAGTTCGTTGAGCTGTACCTGGAGTACCTTCTTGTGTAACAATATCAGTCTTATGAAGTACTGGAACTCCTTTATAACTATACAGATAACCTGGAACATCTTCTACCTTTTGTTTAATATCATTTCTAGTATTTGCTGTTTGTTCTTCTACTGCTTCAAAAGGATTAACTCTAGTAACTTCTTTCGAATATAAACGTGGTTTAACTTTATTATAATCATCTACACTCATTTCATAAATGCCTCTAACGTCTATATGAAAATTAGCTAGCGCATAATCTGGATTAACTAAATTTGGCTGTATTATTTCTTGAATCCAAGCAGAGTATAGTTTATCCTCTCCAGGTAGTACAACAACAGTTGCTGCTCCATTTTGAGATACTACTTTAAAATTTGCAGATCTAGGCTCTCCTTTTGTACTAACTCCTTCTAATGCCCATTCAGTGCCTTCAGTCATTATATTTTGAAACGTATCAAATTTATTTACTTCTTTTTGAGCTGCAGGCCTACTATCTGTACTTTCTTTTTTAGGCGTAGTAGCAGCTGAAGGTATGTCAAATGTTAAATATCCTCCTGCAAATTGTGGAGCATCCATATCAGTAGACATAGGCGCTAGTGCTGTTCTATATGGTATTTCCTCAGTAAGCTCTCTAGGAGCTAATAAATACTCTTTATAATTTGTATAGTCTTGTACATCTAAACCTTCTTCTGTTAAAGATACATGATAATATACATCGTTACTTCTTAGTATATTATTATTAATGTCATGAATCTTATTGCTAAGAAAAGTTTTTAATTTATCAATAGCTTTTGGATCTTCATTTGCTAAAGCTTTCCAAGTTAAAGCAGTTCTTCCTTTAAGTAGCACTCCTTTATTAGTTAATTTTATTTGATATTCTGGATTAGATGCCCCATCTTTATACCCTCCAAATCTAATCATACTTCTAATTGCATCTATTATCTTTAAATTCTCTCCTTGACCAACAGCACTGTCTAGAATTTGATCTGGATTTTCTTGAACAGATGGATCTTTAGAAATCATATTTTGAGAATACATTACTAATAAATTAGTAATTGTAGTATTTTCTTTTTCAGTTAACGTTCGTTTAAATAATGTAATCGGCATTTGATTATGCACTATAAAAGGAAGACCTGGAATTACATTATATTCAATTGCATTAATAGGCACTTTATTTGAAGTAGCTATTCGTAAATCAACATCTGCTATATCTTTTCTTGTAGGTACAATTCTTTTTACAATACTATAATAAGCTTCATTATTTATATTATCTTTTGTAGCCTGACTTGCAAATAAGGCAGACCTTCCAGTAATTGGCAGCCTAACATTTCCTTCCGCTGCAGTCTTTCGCAACTGTTTAAACTCTTCTACGCGTGCGTCAATAAACTCTTTAGGCAACGAGTCTAAATCATAAAATCTAGGAGTGCCGTCCTTAGTTAATTCTGGTAACATAATAGATGTATGCACATAGTCTCCCTTAAACTTTTTAGGAGTGCCTGACTTTTTATTTACAACAACAGCTTTTATATCATCTTTATCGTAAAACTCTAACCAGCTATACTTATTATTTTTAGGAGAGACAAGTTCTATCTCCACATTAGAAAAGTTTGTTGTACTGTGTAAGTAATTGTAAAAGTTTTGTTGCTCCGGGGACATATCACCACTCATCTGTCCTGCAGTTTTACCAAATCCTATATGCTCAAGGCTAGGCTTTTTTATTTGATCACGTATTGGTAAATCGTATTCCTCTGAAGTTTCTACAGAAATTTCTCCTTCGTTTGTAGGTTCTGGATCTACCTCAACTGTTGAAGGAGATGCTGTTCTTACAAAATGTGTTGCTAGCAATTTACTACTATAACGTCTTGACGGATCTTCAACTCCTTGGATATGATCTTTATCTGCAAACTTTACTAATAAATCTTTACCGTTCTTAGGATCTTTTATAATAAACTCAGCTTCTGAATTAACATTATATAAAGCTTGCGGATCTTGAGTTTCAACAGCTTCTTCAGTAGCAGCTTCCTGTCTTGCCTTTTCTTGCTTAGCATAAGCATCAGTATAGTATTCTACATGTTTATTAAACTCTGCTTCCCCTAAATTAGTATTTAACTGGTTATACATACGAATAGCATCTTGTCTTCTTTCTCTTAGTTTTCTAAGATCAGATAACATTTGAGCTACTTCATTTCTATGCGGGCTGGCATTGTATCCGTCTGGATCTTCTGCTTGCCATTTCTTCATAAACTCTATATCATCTACAGCGTTAGAGTATTGTAAGTCACCAAGCCCTTTTTCTAGCATTTCCGCAGCTGCTTCTAACTCCTGAACAGTGTCTGCAGGAAATTTATTTGGGTGGTCAGGTCCTAAATTACTATTTTGTTTTAATTGCTCTCTAATCTCCGCCGCACGCGCTGCAAATGATACTGTACCAGAGCCTAATGTTTCTTTTAATATTTTGCTTACACCTTCACTTGCCCGTAGATTTAATTTACCATCAGTTAGTTCATCTATTTTATCTAATATAGACTCTTCTCTTATTCCTACTAATTCTACTGAAGCTAATGCATGTTCCATACTTTCTCTTATAGCATCGTTTTCCCCTTGATATAAATTGTCTATTGTTTTACTAGCCTTTTTGATTAAATTAGCCTTACGTAAAGCAGATTCTACTACTTTATCTTTTCTTGCAGATAGTTCTGTATCTGACATTTCTGGATCGTATCCAAATGCTTCTGCAAAAGTTTTATTATCCAGCTGTCTAATAGATTCTATATCATCTACTACATCGTTAAAGTATCCAGCTTGTGTTCTAGATCTTACATAGTTAAAAAATTGATCATCTTTAGCACTCTTCCATGCAAACATATTATTAGTAGCCATAGCTACATCCATCTCTTCAGAAAGAGTTCCGTCTTTAACTAATAAATCAAAGTTACTTTTTAAAGCTTGGAATGCATCAGGATACTTATTAGCATAGTCTGCTAAAGCTTCACTTCTATTTTGAGCTGCTTTCATATCCTGATAAGAACCATAAGAACCTCCCATCATACCCCATTCACGTTTACCTTTAGTCTTTTTACCCGTCTTAGGATCAACAGTTTCTGTGCCTCGCGTTCGTGAATATGTAGGTAAACCTAGCGCACCAAGTAAAAATCCAATACCCATTTCTTTTTGAGTTTGATTACTACCAAAAGTTTCTACAGCAGTTTGATGCATTCCTTGTATTAATCCTTTTACGGACTCTAGTTGAGTAGGACGTTTACCTCTCATATAAAAATCTGCTGCTGAATGTTGTCCCGCAACATCTAACCAAGACTGGCCTCCTTCTTCTACAAATCCTTCATAAGCCGGTCGCTTAAGTACATGGTATGCAGCATTTAAAAAGTTTCTTTGTTTACTCCATGCTTTATGTGCGGCAACGTATGGAGATGTTAAATCACCCTTTAACCCTCTCATAACATTCCCCCAATTTTTTGAAGCTGTTTTATAGCCAGGTCCAAACAGTTTAGGAAAAGCAACTATATTTCCTACTCCTACCAAAGCTAAGTTAGCTGTAAAAACAGCATTACCGCTAGCTGAAGCTAGATCGTAGATGTCGGCCTGTTCTTCTTGTGTTAATGGTCTTCCCAGTTTAGCTTCTTCAGCAGAACTTAATTCAGAATAAACAGAATCAATATGATGCCTTGCTTCGACTCCTGATTCGTATCCTGCTCCGGTTAATAATCGTCGTCCTAGCATTCCTCCAGCTTTTATTCTTGATCCTAACTTAGGAACAGTATTATAAAATTTTTCAGCTACTTTAGTCCCTCTAGTTGGATTAGTTACAGCTTTACCTTTACTAATATTTTTGAGGGTAGACGCTGCTCTTGATACTATACCAACCGTACCCGCTCCTTGCGCAGGTGCTGCTGCTCCAAACGTTGCTGCAGTAGCTGCTGATAATGCCAGTTCTGATAGTACCGCACCAGCTACAAAAGAAAGCCCATTAGTAAAGTCATTAACAAAATTAGCTGTTCCTATACTTCTAATAAATCCCATTTTCTGCTCTTCTTTAGTATAATAGTTAGGAAGTTCTTTGTCTAACCACTCATTTATACCGTCTAAAGATCTGTGAAAATCGTTATCATATATATCTTTCCAAGCCTCACCTTCTTCAAGTCCTCCCACCAACCAATCCGCAGTAGTCCCTATAGCTGAAGGCAACATAGCTATACCTCCAACTGCAACATTTAAAGTTTTAGGAGCAAGCTTTATTAAAGCGTTGGCCCATTTATTTGCAGTAGATTGATCTGCCGCTATTAACTCTTGAACATCATCTGCACCGTAATGTACTGCACCTCTATCTTTTATAAGATCACGAACTTCTTCTGCTTCTTTGTCGTCTACTACAAAGCCCGTTGCTTGTCCAGGAGTATAATGAAAAGTTTCATTCCACTCTTGAAACGTAGGTTCTTTTTTCTCTTCGAGGTTATTGTTATCTAACTCCGCATCTTTGTAATCCCAAAGATATTTTTTATTTGACATATATATTGGTTTTATAGTAAGGTCTTAGAAACATTTGGATTATACTTTTGTTTTCTAAATGTATTGAAATGAACAGCTTGCTCTTCTCGAGACATATTATTCCAATCTTCCTGCGTAATGCCTAGCCCTGTCTGCACCCAATTAGCTACTCTGTTCTCATGCATTTGTAAAACAGCATTAAAATCTTTTTCACTTGTATTCATTTGAGTGTGTTGATGATAAATATGCTGTAATTGTTGATCAATTAATCCTCCATTATCTAGCTCTCCTCTTTCATAAGCTTGAGCTAGTTCATGAGTTTGACTCATATGGGTAGCTCCTAAACTGTCATATAATCCTGAAGTAATAGTTTGAGCTAAATCTCCACTTTTAGGCGTAGCTATGTGCAACTTACCATTAAGATAGAAAAGTAATTTTCCAGTTTCATTTAAAGACGGAATAGTCATACCTGCAAATTGTATCTGGTCTTTTCTTCCTTCTGCACCTTTTTGTTTTGCGTCTGCGTCCCAAGCCTCTTTTGCTGCAATTCTTTCGTCGTCACTTGAAAATTGGAAATTAAAGTCTGAAAATTGAAATTGTTTTAAATGAGTATTGGCAGCATTTTGCTGCTTAGTATTATCCAAAGCATATACTATTCTATCCGACTGTTTAATAGTAGTTAAATCATCTATTTTGTCATAAGTATCATCACCCTCTTTTTGCATCCATTCTAAATAATTTTCAGCTGCTTTTTTAATACCTGGTAAATCTGCTTCTGTATAGTTCGTTCCGTGCGTTTTATTAATATGTTCAATAACTCCATCTCTATCAAACAGAAACTTAAGATTTCCTTTTTCTACATTATCAGAAGCCCATATATTTGAAACCCCGCGCTCCTGGAACGTACCGATATTTCCTGTAAAGAAATCTCCAACCGTACTCCAAAAAGCAGTAGGTTTCCACCCTGTTTTAGTAGTCATATTAAAGAACATACTTTGTAAATCTTGATATTTCCCTAAAGCTTTGTTTCCAGTTTCTAAACTTGCTTTTATTTCTGGATGACTGTGAGAAACTGCATCTGTAGTTAAAGTCATTTTTTCTTTTGTTGCTCTAATTTCATCTAAAACGCTATTATACTTATCACTACCTTTAGGATGAGTATCTAATTTTTCTGTTAAATCTCTTAAATTAGTTTTTAATGATGTATAGTCTTCTAATCCTTCGTCTCTAACTATTTGACCTCCTGCATAATCGTAGCCTTGCCCGTTATATCCAAACCCGCTTCCTCCTTCAGGAGCTTTCATATAATGTGGAGAAGTAATACTAGCAATTTGTTTTTCTACTACGCCTTGCATTCTGTTAATCATATCTAGCTTAGCATCTCCATCAGACATGCCTTCTATCTCTGTTAATCGTCTATAATCTTGAGTTCCTTCATCAGTGTCTATATATGCGCCTAAAGCCGCTTCAACTACTTTATGCGCTCTACTTCTAGATACTCCTTGACTAGTTATATATTTAACATATCCAGCTATATCAGACTTTGTCATTTTACCTCCTCCAGACTTAGCTATTCCTGCTAACAGACTTTCCATACGTTGTGTGTAGTCTAATTGCATCTCAGATCCTGGCCGATATACATTCTCTACCATCTTTCCTGTATTAGGATCTTGATGATAAGAGCTATGAGCATCTGTTCTATGCCCTATAACTTCTCCATTTTCATTTCTAATTTCATTAAAATCTAATACTTGTTTACCATTAGCTCTTAATTGATCTATCACTTTTAATTCTTGCTGTCTTGAAGAATAAGATTGTTGTGCTAATTGTAATCCTCTATTGCCTATAAAATCATTAGTTGCATCACCTACTACTCTTCCTGCATTTTCAAAATTACCAACTTCAATAGTTCTTTGAAAATCTGATTCAACTTTATTAATTGCATTTTGTTTAATATGCCTATCCCCCTCTAAAGTATTAATAGAGTTAGCAGCTCTATTTAGCATATTATAATTTTGCATATTATCGTCATATCGTTTACGTAATACACCTGCTACTTGCACAGAACCTGGATCTACATATTGAGATTCATAAGGTTTTAGTTCAAATCTTGAATATTTATTAGCCATTAGATTGTTCTTTATTTTGATTATTCTTTAGCATTTTAAGATATGTATCTTCTGTCATCTTTTGGAATTCCTCAGACCCAGGATTCAGATCTGGATAAGCTTGGGCTAAATCTCTAGCTAACTCTTCTCTAGATAATACTCCTGTATTTCCTGATATAGCTTGCGCCATTCTATCCTGTGCCTCGTATGCTAATCTATCTCTATTAATACCAGCCATTGTTGTCATAGCTGATTGTAATCCCATTAGTCGTCTATCTTTAGTTGCTGCATCAGCGCCTCTATTAAACTCGTCTGTTTTATAAGTTTGTCCTGCATTAAACATATTAATTGCATTTTGCTGCCTTGCGTTAAACTGAGAGTTTGCCATCATATTAGCAACGTTTTGTTTATCTATACCAGTATTAATCTGAGCTTCTTGGTTAGAAATTCCTGCATTAATTTGAGCTTCTTTTGCCCCTATCTCTCTATCTCCTGCTTGCTTTCTTGCATAAGCTGCCATTCGATTAGCCATTCCTGCAGGACCTAAACCACTATTCTCAATAAATCTGTTCATACTTCTATAGTCAGCTGCGTTTCTTTCTCTTTCAGTGTTCATATTAACTCTATCTAGAGTTTTTCTTCCTATATCAGCAGATACAGCTACGTTACCTGGAGCTGCCTCATGTGTATTTATATAATCAGGAGTTTCAGACATAGCTTGCATAGCAGGTAAAAACTGTCCTGCCATTGCCGCGCCAGTTACAGCATCCACTGAGCCCCTTCTACGCTTATAAGGCACAGAAGAATCTGTGTCTCCAGATGATTTATCCTCAAGACCTTCTACAAAACTTAAAGCTCCGTCAGATTTTCTTAAATCTAAAGGCGCTCCATCTTCATATGAGTGCTCTCCTTTCCACATAACTTGCCAGTTACCATCTTTATCTAACTTCCAATAGTTACCATCTTCATCACCGTAAACTCCCGGATCAGTTATTGTATTTTCTTGAACCTCTTTTGTATTATCTACTGGAGATATATCATCTACTGTGTCAACAACTTCTTCTACGTCGTCTTTTTTGGTAACAACTGACTCTTTCTTGGTATTTTTTTTATCTGTCTTTTCTATTGTAACATTCGCATCCGTATTTTGCTCAATAACGTTTTCAATAATCTCTTCAATATCGTCAGAGTTAGAACTACCTGTTCCGCCTCTTTTATCAGTAGAATAATATTGACTTCCTGATATTAAACTAGGTATCTCTCCTGGATCGTCGCTATAATAAGCAGATGATATATTAGATGCAATATCTTCTGGCAGTCCTTTTATTCCTCCAACAGCATATAAACGCTTACCTCCCATTCCAGCTACTTGTTGTGGGTTTCTTCCAGCTGCCTGCTCTTGTACTTGCGCTAGGTTATCTATTTCTTCTTGACTTCCTCCCATTGCTAAGATTTGCTTATGCCTAGCTGAAAAAGGCATTCCCCCATGTTTTAAATGTTCAGAAAAAAAGTAATCACTCTTACCTCCATCTCTCATAGTAACTTGATCCATAGTTTCTCCTCCCTCTACTTCAGTTTGCGGATCTAACTCTATACCTCCTTGTTCATGAGAAGCTCCCGCAAATTCTACTGCATCACTTCCTGGTATAGGTTGCATTTCACCTCCTGGTAATGCTACTCCTCCTCCTTGATAATACCTCATTCCTCCATCCCGTGCTTCTATCATCTTATCTTTAAGTTTGTTAGCTTTAAACAGGTTACCTATCATACCTACTGGCGCACTTTTTAATACTCTATTAGCATTTGTTAATAATGGACCTGCACCTTTAGTAAGTGCTGTTGCGCCAGGTATTACCCCAAAAGTATTTGCTGCAGCTTTAAATATATTTTTCCCGCTTGGATCTTCTTTAACATTTTTATAGGATTGTGGTAATCTTAATAAAGAAGGTACACCTGTCATCTCTGCTAATATTTGAGTAGGAGCTCCGTGAGAACTTCCTCCAGGAGCCATGCTAAAGTTAGCTATTTTATCTGCTCCTCTTTTCATTCTTGCAGATATACTCATATCCGTAGCGTCAACAGTTGCTCCACTTGGAGCGGGAATATTTGGCATACCTTTCGGCAGAGCCGGGCCAGTATACGCATGAGTTCCCCCATGATTATATTTCTTTACACTATAATCATTTACCTTATTAAAATTAAAACTTTTATTTTTTGTTAATTTTTCAAGCTGATCTATTTCCGAAGTTACAGCATTTAAAGAGTTTTGCTTTTCTGTAAGATATTTAGAGTCTTTTATCTGAGCTGCATTTCTATTCTTTAACGCGCTTTGATAACCCGCTTGTCTATTTCTAAGAATCTTTAAATCCGATAGAAAAGCTTTACTAGACTTTAAAACTTTTTGACCTACCTTAGTTTTAAGTGCCATTTTTCCAAGCTTACCAGCTCCCATACCTACAGGACCAAGCATCATCAGAGCTTGATTAACTGGATCTGTTGCATAATTTACAGTAGCATCTACAATCTTTTTATTAATATCCTTCTTCTTTTTTGGTTGTTTTTTAGCCATAAGTTTTTATTTTAAACAGTTGCTCTTCTTAATCGGTGTCCTCCAAATCTAGCTACAGTAACGTTTCCAGTATCAGATCCAGACTGCTCTTTTATTTTAGTTTGAAGAGCCATCATTCTTCCTTTTTGTTGTGCATAATTTTCTCCAAGCTCTGTATTATATTTCTTTGCTTTGTTTCTAACTTCTGTGTCCATCTTAGTCTTTTCTTTTCGAGCTTTATTTCTAGCAAACATAGCTTTACCTACTCCATAAAGGGCTCCTACACCCGCACCAATAAGCGTTCCTACTACAGGTACTGTAGATCCCATCAAGGCTCCAGCTGTAGCTACCGCACCAATACCTGCTCCTGCTCCTGATAATCCTGCTCCAATTCCTTCTCCTGTATTCATAGTAGTAGCATCATTATCATTTGCTAATGCAGTTACACCTTTACCTGCAAGAGATGCAATAGTTCCAATACCAGCACCAGATGTTGCAAATTTAGCTAAACCAGTTCCTACTCCTGCAGCTCCTACACCAGTTGTTGACATTAATCCTTTACTTCCCCAACCCATTGCGCTACTCAAACCTTTCTTAGCAACCTCTGATCCTGCGCTTGATAAAAGACTACCTCCTCCTGAAGTTACACCAGACAGATTTCGAAGTTCAGATGCTGACTTAGTTCCCATAAGTGTATCCTTACCAGAGCCAAAGAGTTTTGAAGCATCTGGAGCATCTTTAAAAAGAGAACTAGTTTCTTTTACCTTACTAAGTCCAAGATCCATGCCAGGGGCAGACTTACTTAAACTTTGCCCTAGCGTGGGAACCTTTAATCCAGGAGTATCTTTCAAAGGATTTATTCCCATGTCTAGCATTTTTCCAGTTCTACTTACCATTTCTGCATTAGCTGCTTTTGCTATAGGATTTGTTTTTTGCAACTGCTTAGCTGCATCTAAAGCTTTATCTGTCCCTTTAAGCACTTGTCTAACTTCTCTATTTCTAGCCATGTTAGCCATCGTACCTTTAAGTTTATTCCCCATTTTGCTAAAGGCATCTGGGTTAAGTTTCTTAATTCCCTCAGCTGTAGTCTTTACCCCTTGTGCGTAACCTTCTACCTTAGCATTTCCTGCTGCCGCTGCGTTAGCTATGTTTGCTTCGCCTTGTGCCGCTTCATTTGCTATCTCTTGGTTAACAACATCCATGTTGTTAGTCTGATCTGTTTTTAACTGATTAAAAGCCGCTTCTCTTGTTCTTAATAATTCTGGGTTAGATTCATTTGCAATAATAGTAGTACTAGGATTACCCTGCCCTGCTGCACTTACAGTGTTATTATCATACTGTCCTCCAGTATTATACAAACGTCGTAAACCTCCTGTTTCTTGGCTTCGTTTTAAAGCTTCATTAGTAGGAGCCCCTTTACTTCCAGGAGTCCTCATATGCTCGCCTGAACCATCTTTAATTCGTTTTCTTTTAGCATGTATGTTAGCCCATAGGCCGCCTCCTTTATACTGTATACGTTTTTTCTTTATAAGTCGTTTTTTTGTGTTCATTTTATCTATACATTTTTCTTGCTTCTACATGGGTAGAATACAAATTTAATAAATTATTTGTAATATTATCATAAATTAAACGAATTCCTATCCATTTATCTATAAATTTACGTTGTTGTTGCATATTCTTAGTAAAATCTAAATATGCCGGTGTAACTAATTCTGACATGCCAGACCTAGTAAACATAGAATTAATCTGATCTGATGTTTGTGTGCCCGCACTTACATTTCCAGTAACGTTAGTAGTAGTAACTCCCCCAGACCAAGTTGCATCTGGTACATAATAATTATCAGTTTGTACTACATCTGCAGCAAAATCTCTAAACTTATTTATTTTCCATTTATTGCCAATACGTCTTACGTTTACTAAATATTCTAAAGGAGAAGATACTTCATCTCCTGAAATTTGGAAAGTATTATAAACATAAAAACTAGTAAAGCCGTGATTTAAAACTCTAACCGTTTCTGTATTATAAACATCTGCCATAAATCCTATACTAGCCGTTAATGTGTCAAATCCTCTTAAAGTATTTTGTATTACCTCGAGCTCAAAAGTACTTCGATTAGTATTCCATATAGCTAATGCCGCATCTTGAGTAAGAACAGCCCCTAGATTATCCTGATAAAAAAGTCCTTTAAGCCCAAAATTATGTTCCCATATTCCTTTATTCCCCATCGTAGTACCATTAACCGTCATAAAGTCTGTAATTGCTGGGTAAGTAGCATCACCAATACCTGTCCACACCGGATATTTATCTGTCACTGAGAAAAATGTTTCCGATGTGTTAAAATATAGATACGGCACATAACTATGGAAACTACACCATACAGCTTGATCCGGATAATATGAAATTGTCCAACCGTCTTTGGTAAAATAAGTTTCGTCTCCCCACATAATATTTCTCCAGCCTTGAACCATACCTTTACTTGTATAGTAAACTTGGAAACTGTTGCTAGGACCATGCCATCTAATTTCACCTACACTATACCCAGGTGGAGGCCCCTGTAAAGCCCACCCATCTTTAAAAGCTTGTGTAGGTTTTAACTCTCGTTTAGTTAATATAATACGTTTGTTGTATGGATCCCATGTTGAATGGAAACCTAAACCTGCGATAGGGTTGTCTACTCTATCTAATTCAGAAGCTCCGTATTTAGTTATTAATTCAAAATCCATATTTTCTATAAACCAGTTCTCCATTCCTAAAGCACTAATTTCTAAGAGCTGGTCTTTCATCATAAAAACCTTTTTACCTTTTCTGTCTACAAAGAAATATCCATATCTAGTAGTTAATGCTGCAAACTGAGATTGAGTACCTCCATAACCTCCTTCAGTTTGTACAACTTCTGTAGGCTCTTGTTTAAATATATCACCACTCCCAACAAAAGCGTCAGAACCGTCTCCCATTTGCATAGTTTGTTTACCCGCAGCTTTAAATAAACTTTGCTCCATATGGAAATAAATTAAATTAGCAAATGTAGACAGCTTCCATAACTCTCCTCTATTTTTAGGTAAATCTTTAAACTGATTTGCTAACCATACTCTATAATTATCTTTAATACCTGTAGCATCATTTACTGTACTTCTAATAGTTCTTGTAGGAAAGTTAGACTGATCGGTAACTTTTAAAGGTAGTGGAAAAGCTGTTCTAACATCATTAAGCGCTGAATAGTTATGATCATATTTTAAGTTTTTCTCGCTAGTAGGGTCAAGGGTTACTCCTATTTCTTTCAAAACATCTATAGCTACTTGACTAGGGAAATAAGTACTATCTTTATTTTCCATATGTCTAAAGTTAATATTATCTTCACTTTCTACTATATGGTGATGTATAGCATGTGTAGGATTTGACTCTCTAGATTCTTCTAAAACAGATGCGCCGGTTGATATTCCGTGTCTAGAAATTATAGTATCACCCCCATAAATTCCTCCGCAGTCATTTACATACAAACCTGCCGGAGGCATCCATACATATGGAAGAAACATTGTAACAGATCCTCCGTCTGCAGCTGCTGCTTCAGCGTTCGTCAGCCCGGAGTAAGTATTTACAATAGGAGGCAGTCCCGCCTGAAAAGTTACAGCAAATCCGTGAGACTCGCATGTAGCTTGATCAGTAAGAGGAGTGCTGATTCCAGTAATGCCGTTAGGGTCATCATCAACTGGTGCGCCAAAATGCGTACATTGACCATTTTCACATATATTTTGATTGTCGTAAATTGAAGGATCACCGCCAGTACAATATGACATACACTCTCCAGTTTCAATTTTAAATGTATTTGTAGTATAATTAACTTGTATATTAGTAATATTACCTCCACCCACAGTTACTGTAAATGTTAACCAATTCATCGGCGCGCCATTATAATCAGCTGAAGCTGAGGCATATGTATATCCTGACCCAGGATTAGTTAAAGTTGCTCCGGATACTGTTCCATCTGGATTAAAAGTTAAATTTGCATTTCCCGCTATACCATCCCCAACAATTGTAATTTGCGGAAAAGTAGTAGTATCGGTTAAAAATGTGTCTGGCCTCCATTGTAATCCAAAATTAGGATTAGCCACAGTAGTACCATAGCTATTTGAAGTTGGATCTTGATAATCTATTATCTGATATTCATCATCAAAAAAGTAATTATATAAATCTTCTCCTACTACTTGAAAACCTGTCCAGACTAAATCTTGATTATCTATAGATCTATATACATCTGTTTTAAATGCACATAAATTAGCTATATAAGTCATACTTGAAGTAGCGTCTGCTTCAGTTTCTTCGTTAGCTTCTAAATAAAAATTAGTATATGTGCTAATTCCCAAGTTAGGATTAGCTAAGAAAGGAAATACTACAGAACCAGCCGGATCTGGTGTTCCAAATATACACTGTGTAGCAGAATTAGAAACTGCGCCACCATTAAAATAAGTTGCCCCTAATGTTCCATCTTGTGAAGAGTATAAGGCTGGCAATTCAGTTCTATCTCTAAGCGCAAAGGCTATAGTAGAATCTCCGTACGTATTTATTATTTGGCCCGGAAACCCTAAAGGCTTAGCTTTTAAAATACTATCTCCATTTAAATATGTTTTAGCTTTTTGCGACAAGAATCTTTGTAAGAGGTATCTGTTACCCATAAATTTATTAGCTTCAAAGTATCTTCCTCCTGCAAATATAGCAGACTTTATATTTTCCGGATAACAGTTTCTAGGATCTGCAGGGTCATCCCACCCCCACCGTTCAGTAATTTTATATAATCCAGAGTCAGAAACATCTGGAACTCCTGAAGTAAGACTTATTTCTGACAACATTTTTTTTGACTGTTTAATGTCTGGACCATTCCATACCCAATTATTCACAACATAAGTTAGTTCTATATATGTAGCTGGAGAAATTGTAGAATGCGTTCTTAGTAAATTAAAATCATAAAAAATAAAATATTTATAAGCATCAAATCCAGTTCCAACGCTGCTAAAACTACCTCCACTATCTTGTACAGAGTGTTGATTTTGTAGACTTTGCCCTGGTGTATTAGTAATGCTATAAGCACTTGGCTCTAGTGCCCATGCCTCTTTAGCAATAAATGGTTCAGCTCCTCCCCCGCTGATATTTAAAGTCTGATCCATAATATCAGTGGGATTAGGAGTATTACTTGTTCCACCATTTAATACCTCGCTGCAAATACCAATTCTTCCATTACTATTAGTCATTGGTATAACCGGAGCTTGTCCAATCATACGCTTATTAGAAAAAGATCTTTTTGCATAATATATTCTAAATCCTTGAATCTTATCATAATATGATTTTGGAATATTAATATCATCAAAGCTTACTCCTAATACATTAACATCATGATTTAAATTAACGTCATAATCTTGACCAGTTCCAGTTACTTGTGACACTGTCCAAGTTATTCCATAAGAAGGGCCCTGGTTATATTTAATATGCCTTTCATGAGATCCACAATCAGGTCCTTTATGCGCACACCAATTCAAAGAGGTACCTCCTTGATCTCCCTTCCCTTCCATCCAGATAGATCCTCCGGCATCTACAAAGACGGTGTCTTGAAAGTTAACAAGGGACACCCAGTTTGACATTACTTCACGAGAGCCGCTGGCCGCAGTTTGTGTAGAACAACTTCCACATTTTTTATATTTAAGTTTGTAGCTAAAAGTTCTTGTACACCCATTATTATCATTGCTTACTAATAAATAGACATCTACTACTACTTGTGTGTTATCTTGAACAGATACAAATTTGTCTAAACTCGCGTTAAAAGGCGGTGCTTCTGTACCCAGCGTCCCAGCTGCATAATTAATAAGGGTTGGAGCAGCTAACGGTTGATATTTACCTTGGCAATTTTTAGTATCTGAATAGCCAGAACTATGCCAAAAATTATTCTGATTAATAGCAGTAAAGAAACTGCCTGCAAAAATACCCGGAGTTGTAACATCAATAGTAGCAGATTCTTGAGACCCTCCCCAAACATCTTCTGAAATCATTGTAGCAAATGGATTAATATTTGAAGGCATATGATGATGCCTAACATACATACCATGCATACCTCCTGGATACTCATATGTTGTTCCGTTATTACAGTTAGGACAGCTGTTATAAAAGCCATTAACTAAGTTTATTGAAAGGCCAGTTGTTGGATCTTTGTATGTACTTTTATCCCATACTTCTGAGTTTGGAGTGTGTGGGTACACTTCATTTAAATTATGCCAATATCTCATATTTCTAGGAGCTCCGTTAGGCCGCGCATTAGCATCTGTGCCTGACGTATGCTCACTTACATCATAAAAATGAAATATTTTTGTACCATTATGAAGCTCTCTTTGATGGTCTAAAATTGGATTATTACCTACTCCTATTGGAAGTGCCCAATATTCATAATCACCTCTAGTAGTAGAACCTCCAAAAGCAGAACTGTACCGTTCAGGCCAGATAGGTTGAGCTTGAATAGGCTCTCTTCCTGGTATATGATAAGCATATGACATACTTCCATTATTCAAAACAAAGGCAATATAAAACGCATACACTTCTCCTCTTCTATACCCTCTATAAAAAGTATTCATTTCCGGATCTCTGTATGAATTTTTGTCATCAATCGCTACACCTGTTGATCCAGACCCAAATGAGTCTACAGGAGTATTTGCAAATCCAGAATATAAATTATCAACACTTAAAATTTGCTGATCAAAGTTTTCAATTTTTCTAACATGTGAGCTAGCTTTAATATTATTAGCATACTTTTGATACCCTAAATCAGGAGACCCCGTTAAATTACCCATGTACAATACATTGTCCATTTGTGTAATTGATTTAGCTGTATCATACCCAACTGTATCAATCATTACGTCTTCCATTTTAAGAGGTTCAAACCCTTCAGTACCAGAAAATGTAATCTGTAACATATTTGTTCCAAGAGCCATATCTCCCGTAATAACTTTATCAGTCAACTTAAACACGTCTACAGCATCATCTTTTTTTCTTATAACTGCGCATTTTATATACTTATAATCAGTATTAAGATTTTGAACGTTCCAAGTAATAGATTTAGATGTTTGTGTTCCTGATTTAGCTCCGTCTCTTTTAGTTGTTGGTCTAGTGTAAGAGTATTCTGGAACAATAGATACTGGATTTGAAACAGTTAAATAATTAGTTTCTACAAAATCTTCATCTATATAAGCTACAGCTAAATAATAAACTCCTGTTAGCAGCCCTCCTCCTTGGCCTATTAAATTAAAACTAGCATTTGCAAACCTTGAATTAATCTGAGGAATAGTTCCTGCGGCTGGAAAAAGATTTAATAAATTAATATGTTTTCTATGGCTTTTACAAGGGTCTAATCCATATAGCTTAGACTGACTTATAGGACTAGTAACTGTTATATGTCTTAGTTGCCTAGTTATATTAAGAGCTCGCGGAGGATTTAAATCATCAGTCCAATAAATAATTACATCTTCTTTAGAGTCAATTCTAAATATCCCTTCTATAGGATGAGTTTCTTTAAAGTTTAAATCCACAGGCGCGCACCCTGTAGTGTTTTGAGCTCCCATAACAAAAGATGTAACAGGTTTAAATAACATTGTTACTTTCTGATGTTCAGATTTAACCCCGTCCCACAACTGTATAGAGTGGCGAGGGTAATAATTCTTATCAACGTCTGTAGGGTCTATTATCAAAGGACGAGTATCGCATACAAATAAAATAGCTCTGTTAAGATCTATTTCAATAGCTCCAATTATCTTTTCCCAATGAGGCCATTGTTTTTGGCCAGGAATTGAAGGTAAAGTTGCTTTAATATAACCTGAAAGTTTATTACCAGACTCATTTGAAACTGAGCCTTTTTGTTCATTCATCAAAGCATTTAAAGCATATCTCCAAGTATTACTCGGCTGATCTACTTCTCCTGAGTCCTTAAATAACCCTTTTAAAAACTTTTGTTCTTCCATTATTCTCTATGTAAATTTTCTCTATTATTTAATCCTTCAAACATTTCATCATGTCTGCTAATATGCGGAATCAATCTAGTCCATTGATTTAAGAATGATTCATACCTATCTATATCCGGATAATTAGCTGCATTTCTAGCTTGTGTACAATAATATTTCCACTTCTCATCAGCAAAAGTATAATTTATTCCATTCTTTTTAAATGTAGGATAAGCTAATAAAAGTTGTTTATATATATACCAAAATAAACCTTCCTTAAAACTTATATCATCTGGAACTAATGGATAACAATCTGCATCAGTTGGAAATGCTTGATAGCTTAAACATATTTTTCCGCTAGCAAAAGAAGTTTTAATGTAGCCATCATCTACAATATAGGTTTCATCGTAAATAGCATTCTCATTCACACACCCTGCACAATGCATACTTTTATGAAATGTGCTTGCTCCGTATTGTAAAGCGTTTAATTTATTAGCATCGTTAAAATAAATATTTTCTAGTACTACAATTCTTGAATTTATCTGATTTAATATATTAGCAGTATTTGCATAATCTAATCCAGCAGCTTGAGCCGTTGCTATATCTGCTTGTAATTTTTTAATCTGAGCAAGTAAATCTGTAAGTTCAGATTGTGTAGTAGGAGAAACACTATTATTAATTGCTACTTGATTAATAAAATATAAATCAGAAGGTAATAATACTTTATGATTCTTAACAGTTAAAACGCATTGCTTTTGTTGCAGCTGTGCTGATGAACCTATATGCTCTAGAGCTTCTCCTATCCATTCTATAGCATCGTCAATCCAATTGTCATCATCTGGCCGCAGATCTCGAAAGACTTTACGTATAACTACTTTACTTGATATTGTTTTATATACTGCCATTATTTATGTTTTTTAAATTTTAGATATGCTAAATCATCTTTCTTTAATAAATGAATTAACTTTTCTTTGTTTCCTTTTACTCCTCGAGTAGCGTCAAATCTATATACTGATTTATTAGCTATTTTACATTTCCCTTTTCTCCAATAGTATTTACAATAGAAAGCATCAGTATGATAGATATGCCATTTAACTCCTTGGCCTGTGTCTACATTATATAAATCTTTACCGTCGTTTAATAACTCTTTTTTATATTTATTACTTTCTCCCCAATCTAGTCTAGGAGATCTGGGATCTCTTTCACGTCTAATTATAGATAATGTAGAAAGATTATTTCCCATATTAAACTCTTTTCCTTCTAGCATATAATCTATTACTAATATATTAAATTCAGAACATATATCTCTAAATAAATTAGTGTCTATATTTCCGTGCTCTTTAATATAAGCTTTAGTTATATTTCTAAGGGTATGTGTCATTCTGGAGATTGTCCTGTATTAATATTTCTTGGTACTATAGTTTTAGGATCTTGTGCTCTATCATTAACGGTGTCACTAAATGATCCCGCTAATAATGATAGCTCTTTACTTAATAATCCAGAATTAACTCTCTCTATCATATCCATAGGCATAGGGAAATCAGTAGCGCTGTCATCGTAACATGATGAAGGTCCACAATCAAATTCAGCTAGATCAGATGGGTCTTCAAACACTCCTCGTACATTTATATATTTTAAACCATCTGCATTGTAAATATATAAATAATCTTTTATCATATATGCTTTATACTTACCTTTAGTATATTTATCATAAGGTAACCATTGAACTGTATTAGATGGTACAAAAGGTATCGTACCTACCCCAGTTATATCACCTATATGAGAAAGAGCTTCTGTAAAATTATACCTAACTGTTTTTGGTATTTTCTTAACAGTTCTATATACATCACATCCAGTTTCTGGTAAGTTACAGCACTTAGTTGCATCTACTTTTATAAGCTCTAAGCATCCTAAGTCCTGTTCAATATGTCTACTATTAAATCCATGCTTAGCATAATCTCTTCGAATAAACATTGCTCTATAATGTTTAATATTGAATTTAAGCTGATCTAAAGAGATATGTTCATCTTGACTTTGTCTTCCTCCTCGAATCAAATTTAATAAGTTATAAGCAAGCTCATCTAATGTCATAGTTTTATTTTTTTACTTTTTCTAGCGATCGTCCGCCAAAATAAGCTCCAATCACTGTTATTAATACTAGTTGCAATAAGTCTACCCAAGAAGATTTAACTTCAAAAGAAATAGCTCCAGCATCAATAAATATAATTAATACTGTAGACACTACTAGAAATATTAAAACCATTGGTCTTATATTTTTAGATAGCCATGAATCTGAATTCATATCTACTTTCCATCTCTCAGTTACTTGTTTCTGCATTTCTGCCTCATATCCCATTATCATTTCTTTTATCTTGCGCTCTGCTTCAAGTTTTTCTTCTGTAGATGTATGTAAGCTGTCTATAACTCCTCCTACACCTTTTACTAGCTCTGTAGCACCGCTTGAAAATATTTTTGTTAATATACTCATAATTATGTTATTTTTAATTTAAGGTCAAGCGCATCTTTATTACTTGATACTTGTATATATAGATCATATAATTTATTATCATAGCCTATATCAGAAGAATCAAATGTTACACTTGTACCTTTTAATATTATTAAATTTTTTATTATATAAAACTTTTGTCCAGTTACAGGAGCATGATTACCATAGATAAATAAATCAACTGTGCAGCTTCCATTATCTTTTACACTACTTAACGTTAGCTCTTGTAGTGTAGTAGTATCTGTAACAATGCTACGTATTTTAGTTATAAATCCTGAACTTCCTATTATATGTTGATGAGTATACGCCATTAGTAAGAGCTAAAATCTAATTCAAAAATCATAGTAACAGAATACTTAGTTGTAGTACTCAGGTCTTGCGAATTTTGTATACTAACACCTACTAACTCACTAGCAGTAAAAGCATTACTACCAGAAGCACCTGTAGTTGTTAAATCTTGAAAATCAGCAGAACACATATTTACTCTATTTACTCCGTCTACTACTTTAGTTCCTATAACTGTTTTATTACCATCAGCCCAAAGTTCTCCATCATCTACATCATACAATCTAAACGTTACTTCGTTACTGCTTGTATGTGTGTGATTATTAGCTTTATAATGCACTCCTAATAATTTCCCATTAACAGGCATAATCATTGGTACTTTTTCATTAGCAAAACTAGCATGCTCAAAAGATGATATAAATGGTATAAAATGTTCTGTTGTACCTAGATCATCAGTAAAATTAGCGTGCTCTATATGTATTACTTTTTCTCTAGTACTTATCTGCTTGCCTTCTATAGTCACAGTTCCAGCAGCAGTTCTAGCAAAAGTTGTATCATTAGCGTGCCCTAAATTAATACCCGCAAATTGCGGAGAATCACCTGTAGCAACTCCTTGATCTAATGCTTTTACAGAGGCTAAACTACTACATTCACTGTCCATTAACGCTCCAGCTGCCGTAACATTTGTAGCATCTGTTACGTCTGCGCTACTTTCTATTCCATCTAATTTATCATGATGTGCAGTAGACATAAGACCTTCACTACTACCGCTAGCTTCGCTATAAGTAGTATTATTATCAGCTGCCCAAACTGCAGTTCCTGCTGATGAGTATTTTAAAAACTGCCCAGAAGATCCATCTGCCGGTATATGGTTATTTCCATTACCTGTAGGATGAGAATAATTATTAGCACTTGCTGCAATGCCGTCTAATTTAGTTTTTAAAGTGTTTGTAAAGTTATTCTGCGATAACTCTCCATCTTGAATTGAATAGGTTGTATCATTGTCTGCAGCCCATGTCGCCGTACCTGCGGACGCATACTTTAAAAATTGTCCAGAAGACCCTCCAGAAGGTATATGGTTATAACCAGCACCCGTTGGATGGGTATAAACTGTGTCTGTGTCTGTAGAAACAAAGTTTAGTTTACCTCCTGAGTCATCATAAGTTACAGCTATATTTGTTTCTGTATTGCCGGTTACCATTGCTCCGATAATATCTTCAACTTGTTCAGAAGTTAATACCGTATCTGTTTCAGTGTTAGTAAATGTTATTTTATCTCCACTTCTAGCTATACTCAATCCTGTGCCTGCCTCTAATACAACATCATCCGTAACACTAGCTATATTAGTACCTGCAAACGATTTAGTTAATCTTATATTTTCTTCGTCAGAGTTAGCCCCATCAACACAAGAAATGTCATAAGCTGTATTACCAGCTAATGCTGTTGTAGCTGTAGTTCCCAGTTTTAACTGACCATGCTCTACAGTTTCTTCGTGTGCTATTTGGCCTATAACTTTCATTAATCTAAATCAATATATTCAATTGTTACTTCTTCTTCATTTTCTAAAACCTTTGCTATTATAGGGTATATACGTTTATACGCAGATGTAGACCTGCCAACAAAGCCGTTTTCAGCTATTACATTATTTTCTTGTGTATCTCCTAAAATCAAACATCCTGCAGTATGCTCATCAGTATTACCAGTATGTATAAGGATCCACTGAAATCCTGGAACATCTTGTAACCATAGCATACCTTTATGCATAGATCCATACTTCTTTTCATATCTACCATGAAATCCTCCTTCTTTTCTTAATAAGATTTTATACGTTCCTGCAGGAATACGTGTTTCTGATTTAACTTTAACTTCTCTTTTTTCGTCTTCTAGCGTATAGCATAAAAATTTCATACCTTCAGTTGCATCAAATAATAAACCATTAGTAGAATCTTTTTGACTACTAAATCTTAATACTTTTAATTTCATTCTTTTTATTTTAATTCCAAAATATTAATTTTCCTAGTATGCCTATTAAAACTAACCAAATAGACCAAAGAGTTTTTTGGGTACCCTTTCTAAAACTAGTATTTCTATTAACTCTTGAGATAGTTCCATCATCTGGATCTAATAATCTCTTTTTAATAAATCTTACATCTTCCTTAAGATCTCTTAATTCTTCGTGTATTTGTTTATTAGTTATAGGCATAGTTTATAATTTACATTTATGCTTGACAGCAATTATCTTCTCCGCAAGCACACTCGCACCAGTTAAAACAAACTAAACCAAAAGTTATAGCCATTACCCATTTACAAATTTTCTTTTTCATAATTTTTATTTTTAAAATATTACATAATTAATTCCAAATTTAAAATCGTACCACTCACGATTCCAATATTTATTGTACTTTCCTTCTACAAATGTTCCCAAGTGTTTATTATATTTATAACCAAATATTAATCCACCTGAGTAATCATACCATTGTTCATTGTTATTATACTTATGATAAGAAAATGCCCCTCCATCGTCATAGTGCCAAGGCATTAAATTAATCCAAGTATGCAACCAAAAACTTTTTTTATAGTAATAATAATCTATACCTATTACTAAAGATTGTTGCATTTTATTATCTAACTCATTTCTTTTTCTTTCTACATAATCTGCTAATACTTGAGGAATTATAATTTCTTCCCATACTTCTACATTTGTAGCTACTATATTACCATTTGGATCTTTATACTCACTATTAAATACATCTATTTTATATCCTTCTTGTATAGCTAAATACGTATAATGTATATCACCATTATCTAATATCCATTCTTCTAAAGGATCATAACCGTAAGGTTCAGATAATCTCTGAGACAATCCAATATTAAAAGATATTTTTCCTTTATTGTATCTATACCTTTGAGAAGTTTCGAAGTATTTTATATCTGCAAAACCATCTTCTAAATATTCTCCTTTTAGTATGTATTTATCCGCTACGTACCTAATAAAGTGATGTTGGTCTAAGTAATTTACGCCTTCTTGTCTTTTAATATCTGCTTCAAATAAAAACTCCAAACCTTTTACTTTACCTATGCTAGCTCCATCAGACCAAGAAGTCTCTGTTCCATCATAAAAAGTATTTGCTCTATTTTCATATCCAAATCTTGCTATCTTTCTTACTCCTAATGTAATAGTATAATCAAACGGTGTTTGAACTGTAGAAGTTTCTAGCCCATTGGTTATAGAGTATACATCTATATCAGAGATAGAAGTTCCACCATTTACAGCTCCATAAAAAGTTGCAAATTTAAAATACTTTTTAAACTCTTGAGCATCTACTGTTAAGCTTATAACAAAAAATAATATTGATAATATATATTTCATTCGTTTATGTATTAGGCAATTTAGATGCTGTTGGAGTATTATCGTCAGATGCCGCTGAAATTGCTGCATTATTTATTAACGCTAAATTATTAGTATTTACAGATTCATCTACTACTTCACCGGCATCTACAACAGCACACGGCCACCATCCTACACACGCAGCCGCAGCAGCACTGCTATAGTTAACCCGAGCTTTAGTAGGATTAACACTATAATAAACTGTGTTTTGTTTTCCAAGTATATAATTAACATTTGCTTGTGTTAGCTCATAATTTTTCCATAATATTATATCAGCCATCATACCATCAAGATCAAAATTTGCTGTGTCTAGCATATGCCCAAAAACTAAATTAGAAACTTCGTCATTCATACCAGTATAAGAACCTCCTGCCGCAGGCGACATAGCATGAAGTACTCCGTTAATATATATACGTCTTCCTCTTTTTCTTCCGTCATCATTATTTGCAATATCTCCATTATAAGTAATTACAAAATGTGTCCAAGCTCCAGCATATGTAAGAGTAGAAGTTGTGGCTACTCTATTATAATTTCCAGAAGTATTTGTATGTAAATCGACAAAAAGTTTATTAGACAGCATAAATATTCTATATTCATAATCTCCACTGCTATCAGCTTTAGCCATAATCGTAAAATTTTGTGCTCCGTCTGCTTTTACCCACATAGATACACTAAAAGGCATATCATTTGCTGACCCAGCTCCAGAACTAAATGTATAATCTTCATGATCGCCTGCTCGTAAATAGTCAGTAGTACCATCAAGCTCAATTGACTGCTTTCCTCCTCTTACAACATACGCACGGGTCCAAGTACGATTTTTACTTATAGGATTTCCAATAGTTAACATTATGCTTCAACTGTTACAGTTACACCTTTTCTAGCATAAGCTAATAAGCTTCCAGAAACTAGTTCAATTGATTCAAAGTGACTATAAATAGTCATTCCTTGTGTAACAGTAATATTTGCTGTTGTTAAGTCTTCTAATGCAGCTCCTGCAGCTTTTTGTTTTATTCCTGTCTTACATTGATCTACATCAATAATAGTATCAGCTAAAGCTGTTACAGCGTAGAAAGGGCCTGTAAATTCTTTAGCAGCTTCATCTATTAGAGTTGTGCTTCCAGGCTCAATTGTATCTAACATAACATCGTGTAGGTTAGATAATATTTGATTAGTTATTGTTTGTTGTGCCATATCTATTATTTTATTTATTAATTAATTTTCTTTCAATACTTCCATCACTATAAATATAGAGAAGAAGTTTATTTTTATCAGTCTGAATTGTTGGCCTTCCTAATAAATCGGTAATCATTATTAAAGTTTTATCTCCTCTTTTAAGTAAAGGTCCAGACCAGGTACCTTGACAATAGTCATAAGTTGCTTGACATATATTATCCCATTCATTTTCACAGCAGTAATCATCTACATCAATTACCCAAGCATAACATTCATCATTTAAAAAGAAAGGATTTCCAGATCCATTTATACACCACGTTGCTGCATATAAACAGCCTAAAGAATCGTGTCCATGATTTATATTTGCTAATGGATTGTAGTTCCACGCATTTTGATCCATACACCCTTGCACCACAGCCACACACGAACCGTTGTCAGTATTAGCCAATGAATCATAATTAAGAGCAGTGCTATCCATACAACCATAAATATAAGAAATGCAACTAAAATCTTCTGTATTTGCTTGCGGATTATAATTAAGCATGCTAGGGTCAGTACAACCATAAATATAAGGGATACAATTTCCATTGTCAGTATTTGCTAATGGGTCATAATTAAACATTATACTATCAGTACATCCATATATAAAAGGAATACAGGACCCGTTATCAGTATTCGCATTTGGATTATAATTAAACATTGTTATATCCGTGCACCCATAAACTATTGAAACACATGATGAATCGTCAGTATTTGCAGAAGGATTATAGTTTAAAGCGTCTGGATCTGTGCATCCATATATAAATGGAATACATGAATTATTACTTGTATTTGCTAAAACATTATAATTAAAAGCTAAAGCATCTGTGCATCCAAAAACTATTGGTATACATGAGCCGTTTGAAGTATTAGCTGCTGGGTTATAATTAAACATAGTATTATCCATACAGCCATATATTACAGGAACACACGATGCTGAATCATTTGTATTAGCTGAGGGGTTATAATTAAATGCTGTTATATCCATACACCCTATAATGATTGGAACACAGCTAGAATCATCTACATTTGCAATTATATTATAATTAAATGCTAAAGAGTTTGTACATCCTAAAATAACGGATATACATGTGTCAGGCATATTAGCCATTGAATCATAGTTTAATGCTATAGGATCCATACACCCAATTACTCCTGGTGTACATATATTACCACAATACGGAATATTATGATACCTATAAGGAAATTGTAACATAGGATCCGTCCAAGGATTAGTTCCCCCTGATAGTGTAGTATCACCTTCAGGCCCTATTAAAAAGAATCCACATTGACTTGCTGTTGTTGCAGATTGTCCTGGAGCAAAAAACATTAACTCTACGGGACTAAACGCATTTAAACTGATAATAAATTCTTCTGAGTACCCATCATAAGGACCCATCATAAAAGGCCCTAACACTGTGCTATCTTGCAGTATACCTACCCAAGCTCCGTACCAACCATCTTCAGCTTCATCAGTAATTACTAATGTATATTGGCATTGGGGAACTATTTCCATTGTATTTGCTATAGGGTCATAATCTGGCGATGTTGAGTCAACACAACCTAATATAACAGGCGTTACACAAGATGAGTCATTTACTGTAGCCTGCGGATTATATTCTGTAAATCCTGGTGTTGTACATCCATATATAATATTAGGTATACACGGTGCCACTGTATATATAACAGAAGTATCATTTCCAAAATCAGCATTTCCTGGTAATATAGCTATTAAAGTATCTTCACATAATGTCTGTACTACTGCTCCTCCATCAGCACCTCCGTAACACGAACCGCATAATCCATCTCCAAAAGAATCAAATAAAGTAAACTCTATTACTGTCCCATTTGGTATACATACTTCAGTAATAACAGGAACTCCAGGTATAGAATACGCTGGTGATGTAGCTAAGACAGTTCCAGTTGTATCTGCTATTTCCCAAGATGTTTCTCCTGGATAAGTATCTGGCATTATTGATACTACTATATTAGACTCGCCTGTTACACAATTAGCCGGAGGCATTTGACATGTACCATCATCAGAGTTAGCCCAAGGATTGTAGTTTAAAGCAAGTGGGTCCATACATCCTGGTATACATTCTTGCGTTGTTACAATCAGAGTATCTGTTAAACTTGAGTCAGCAAGCATTCCCAAGAAATAATATGTAGTATTATTTTGAGAATTACTATATAATAATCCTGTATTAGAAAAGTTTGCTGGATAGTTATACCAAGTATTTCCTAATGTATTTATATCTGTTGTTCTAGTGTAAGCCAACATCCTGCAGTTAGGATTAGGCATATTAGACCATTTATAATGAACTTTATTTTGAGCTCCAGAGCAATAGTTTAATACATAAAAAGTATCTAAACCAGTACAAGGAGGATATACGCAAGTACTATCATCCCAAGCAGCTAATGAATCATAATTAATTGCAATAGGATCTAAACATGCCCCATAAGGAGGAGCACAAGGTAATATATTAACTGTAGTATCTCTTAAATAAAAAGAGCCTAATACAGGGTCCCAATTTATAATTAAACCTTGACATGCATTAGCCATTTTAAAATGAGCTGGATTTTGTGAAACCCATCCATCTCCATAAGTATCATTAAGAGTTACTGTATAACTCCCTGAAGTAAGAAGTATTGTAGTGTCTAAATATTCATATGCTACTGTAGGCTGATAAAAAATTGCTTGAGTTCCAGAACTATCATTAACCATAAAGAAATTAGACTCTGAAGGCGCATAAAAATCAAATTGCACTTTAAAGTTTACCCAAGTATCCTGAGAGAATACTAATACTGGTAATAATAATATTAATAAAATATTTTTCATTCTTTACTTTTTACTTTTTCAAATGCACTAATGCCAAAACATCCTAATGTTACAAGAACAAAAGAATTATATATAGTATCATTAATTAATAAATAAGCATCATCACCTGAAAACACAAAACTAGTAATGAGATCTGCAAATGCAAATAGCACCATAACACCAAAAGATATAAACCCAATTATATTCTTTTCATTTATATCATTCTTATTTTGAAATAATTTCCACATATTAAAAATCACTCATTAATTGATCGTCTATCTCATCTTGTACGTCTTCTCTTTTTACCACCATTTTAAAACTAAGATCAGCTTGAAACCTAGCAACCTCTTCTCCGTCTTTAAATAATATAATAGTAGGTACAACAGCTAATTTATATTTCTTTTGGTTATCATCCTTATCCGCAAGAAGAGTTTTTTGTTTACAGTCTGATAACTTTGAAAACCATTCTACATCATTATCAGTATTCCATCCTGCATTAATATGTATTGCGGTTATCTGCGCAGAGCAAATTCCAGACCACAACAATAAAAAGAAAAATAGCACACAAGTTAAAAATACTCTCCATTCTATTTTCATCATTTATATAATTTATCTTCTATTTTCTCAATAGAAGCTTTAATCTCCTCCACATCCTTTTTGGTATCCATAATTGTTTGACGGATCATTTGATCTTTCATGTCAAACTCCATACGTGTTACTTCTGGATCTGGAGCAGCAGGAAGCGTTTTTGCTTCCTCTATATCAGCTTGTAGCATAAACCACATACTAATAATAGTAGCCATAGCAAATCCAATTGCTACAAGTGTCTTTATACTGACTGTAAAGCCAGTATCTTCATTCAGCTCCTTAGCCATTAGTAACTACTACGCTTTAGTCCAGTATCCGTACTCTAATACACACGGAGCTGTATTTGCAGTAGCCTCTAGACCAATAGTTCCTTTAATAGGCATGAATGCCCATTCATAAGGACCTAGATCCATAAAAGCTGCTCCGGCATCTGTTTTTACCGTAATAATATTTGCACCATCACAATTTTTTAAATATACATATGTAATAGCTGTGTTATCAGCTGTAGTTAAAACATTGTGTTGTCCTGAAGTAGCTACAGATACTCTAGATAAACCTTCTGAAGGAGTAGTTGTTGTTAAGGCTTTAGTTAATACTACGCTTAATGAATCTGTAGAAGCATCAGTACTAGTTAAAGTAATTTTTGTTGTTAGATTTGCCATTTTTTAATTTAATTTAATCGATTAATATTTTATTTAATAAAGTTATTTGGTGAGATACAATGTCTTCTGGTAACATTTCTGTAGTTAATGCAAATAATTTAATCTCTGCTTCTTCTGCAAGCATTTGATTAACAACATCTAATTGCTCCTGCCTTGCTTTAACTAACTCTGGTTCTTTTGCTTCTGCCGCATCAATAGCTGCTTTATCTCCATTTAAAGCTTTTACTGTTTCTGCAAACGTAATAAACTCAGGAGAAGGCTTAGCAAGCTCTTCTACATCTTGTAAAAAAGTTTTAATAAGTTGAATATTTTTACTACTTACTAAAGCAAACTTTTTACCTTTTAATTCTGCTGTAGAATAGAGACCATTTAATACCTCTACTAATTCATTTTTAGGGCCTTTAAAGGTTACCATTTTACTCTCAATTTTTGTCATTGTTTCCATTTTTATATATTGTTTTTATTAAAATTATACCACAAAACTATGAACAGTTTCTGCAGTGTTGATTTGCAAAGTTAATAAATTTATTTAAATAACCATGCGACGCATCGGTCATATTTCCAGAATACTCTACATCACACGGAATTAAACACTCTAGAGGTAACGGGTCTATCTTTGTTAATAGATAATCTATAAGTGCAAACGTTGTCATGCTTAACACAGAACAATCATCTATACGTCCAGTTTCTATTTTATTAAGTAAAGTATCTCCATCGCGGGCAAGACACTTTTGCATTTTGTTAAGTATTGCTGTATTTAAGGTTAAATTTGAAGGCATATTTTTATTTTTTTATTCGTTACAATATTCACACAACGCATCTACACAGTTTGTAGCAAATGAATTGTAGTTACTAGCTAATGGATCACAACATCCATCTCCAGGTTCAATACAAGACCCGTCATCACATGTTGCCAACGGGTTATAATTTAAAGCAGTTGCACTTGTACATCCATATATACAATATAAACAACATGGTTGAGAATTCCATCCTGCGGACTGGTCAGGTACAGGTAGTCCAAGGCAATTATGAGTAGCTGTTGCGTCATAGTTAGACGCAGTAGAATCTGTACAAGCACAATTTAATATACTTGTTACTACTACATTATTAGTTTGAGTTGCACAAGTTAAATATGGAGTGCTTGTTTCATCATATTCAAATGTATATGTACCGTTAGCAGTAATAGATAACGTAGAAATTATGCCCGTTGTAAATGCTGCAGTAGTTCCTGAAGAAATTAGTAGGCCACTTCCATCAAGCCATTGCCAACTAATATCAGTAGCAACTGCACAAGTTAATGTAGCATTTATATCAGCTGTATTTGTACATATAGGACCAACAACAGTTGTTAAAGCTATCGTACATGCGCAATATCCTGGATAGACACATAAACTATTATCTGATACTACTAACGATGCTGGAACTACTATAGGAGGAGCTGGTGTACAAGTATTACAATTAGACGCTGTTAAATCAGTACAAACATTACTCTGCACTTCAGTGCATAAATCAATCCAACATTCTGTCGGTTCTACTGTTCCTATTAGATTATTTACAACTAATTTAGCTGCATAATATCCAAAAGGTAATCCAGTAAATAAATTCGTAATTGTTGCTTGTGTTGTAAGTACATTAGGGCTAGATACTATAAGCGTTCCGGTATCCCAAGTATCACATTGATTCATTACAGAATATAATTCTATAGCAAATCTATTAGTTCCGGATAAAAACTCTGGAGTATTTTGTAGTATTACTCCTGTAGCAGTAAGGTTAAAAGATACAAATAAAGTTCCATCTGCCGTAGCTGGATCAGTAGTTGGAGTTTGTACATACGTACCCGTTGCCCAAGAGGCTTGATCAACTCCTGCAGCATCTTCATAGTTTCCTGTAAGAACATCACAATACATACATGATCCGTTATCTACAACTGCCAAAGGATCATAATTTAAAGCTGGCATCACACCATCTGTACATCCTCCTGTAGGATAAGTACAACAAGTATAATCAGGACTTGCATTTGGTATATTTACTCTTGCGCAATCAGCAGCTAAATTAGGATTATAATTTGACGCTCCTACAGTTGAAGCTGGTCCAACTCCATCACAGAATAAACCATTTTGACTTTCCCAATATGTACCACAATCGGTACATCCTGCGTATGTACATGAGCCATCTTCACAAGTAGCAGATGCATCAAAATTTATAGCGCCGCCATTTGCCTGATCATTAGGATCTAGCCCATAGCTTATAATTCCTGTAGCTGTGGCATAATCATATAAAGCTATATTTGCACCATCCCACCAACCTTGACTATGATTACCATCATCTGTACAACCATATACACAACTAGTGCAACAGCAATCGTCACCTGTAACCGAAAGTGTACTAGCGTTACACGGCTCAGTTCCTAAAGTTTCAGTACATGGACATGTTGCTGCTGGATTATAATTTGAATATAAAATGTTTGTACATCCATATACACATGGTAAACAGCAGCTATCCCATGTTGGAGAAGTAGTATTATTAGTATATGTTACTACCCAATTATGTGCACCTCCTAAAGCTGAACAGGCTGTAGGATCATAAGCTAAAGCTACATTACCTGCGCCGTCATCACAATATCCTTCTTGTAACCAATAGCCGTCGCAATCACAAATTGCTGCTGCGTCATAATTAGAATACGGGCCTCCCGCAGCGTCAGTACACCCTGTTCCACAATAAATACAAGACCCATCGTCTTGAGTTGCAGTAGGATGAAAATTCAATGCTGCAGAATCTGTACAGCCTAAAATTGGAGATAAACATGATCCATCATCGCATGTTGCTAGTGGATTATAGTTAGGCGCAAAAGGGTCAGTACATCCAAATACTGGAAGAACTATAGGAATAGAATCAGTAATAATACAATTTGGAATACTAGTCCCTCCAAATACCAATGTTACATTTATTGTCCATGTACCATCTCCATATGGTGTTATAACGCCGTTAGATAAACTATAAATAGTATTTGTAACAGGAGCAGCAACAATTTGTTGTGAGGCTGGATTACCGTCATGAAGCCAATCTATAGTAATTTGTGTAGGAGTTGCTGGGCATGCAGTATCAACATATTCAAAAAATATAAATGGTGAACATGGACTTGAAATGTCTATTAATAGGACAGGATTTGAACAACACGCGTATGTACATCCTCCATCATCGCAAGTAGCTGCTGCATGTCCTAATGTAGTAACATCTACAGAATTTGCTGTATTCCAATTATAATTAGTAGCCAATGGGTCTGTACACCCGTCTATACAACAAGTTACTCCAGGACATTGAGCTGTTGCATCATAATTAGATGCTGTTAATCCGTCAGTAATTCCATCCCCTGGAAATCCTGTAGTAACATTATACTCAGTAGAGCCTCCGTCCATACAACCTAATATCGGAGCTACTACTGTTAATACATTAGATATAACTTGACAATCAGGAGTAGGTGCAGTATAATCACTTGTAAATACAACTCTATAATTTTCTGAAGTTCCACTAGCTGTATGTAATAAAGCATTAGGTAACGTTAATGTAACTCCTCCCGTTGCTGCGCTACTTGTATCTGTTTGTATTGTAGTCCATGATCCAGAGCTCCATCTTTGCCATAAAGCTGTATACCCATCATCGGCTGCTGGATTACATGTAACAGCGCACTCTAAAGATTGATCACAGATACCATTTGATAAATCTAAAGTTAATACTGGAGTATCACAACAATGACTAAATAAACAAGTTACACATTGACACACTGCATTTGGATCGTAGTTTGTTGCGGTTGGGTCTGTACATCCACCTGCATCTAAAGTAATAGATTCTAACGTAGAATATTGTGTACACGTATGACCACTTGAATAAGTAATAACAGATTTAATTCTATATGTTCCTGTTCCATAGCCTCCAAAGTCATCAGCAGAACAGTTATAGTGATATGTTAAAGTATGTGAAGCTATATTGTCTGTTCCTCCCGGATTATGTGTACTAGTATTAGCTATTTGCCAAGTTCCAGAATCATCAAATTCTAAAGTTGTAACAATAGTATCTGCATTATCAGTAGCTGGACTATTACAATTAATATTCATTACATATTCTGCATCACAACTATCTAAGTGTCCAGCTGCTTGTGCTAATGTTGGTGCATCACAACATGGGTAAACACAAGATCCATCGTCTACTGTAGCAGACGCATTATAATTAGTAGCTAACGGATCTGTACATCCGGGTACTGGCATACATGCTGTACAATCTGCATATGTTACAGCAGGAGCTGTAACAATCCATTGTGATGGGACAGGCCCAACACTGTTAGGTGCATTATAAAACGCAGCTGTATTAGATTGTCCAATATATTCCCAACATTGAGTTGTGTCCCAAGCTGTTCCATCCCAATAAGGATAAATAAATGTTTGACCTGGAACTGCTAGCGGATTAATTATTAATAATGCTGCATTATTTTGGGCTAATGATACTGCCCCTGAAGTATTACCTGATCCAATCGCAGTTTGATCTGAAGTTCCACACGCTTGCCAAATGTGCCACCATAAACACGAACCATCATCTACCGTAGCATTAGCGTTATAGTTAGCAGCACTAGGATCAGTACATCCACAATAGTAACAAGATCCGTCATCTATAGACGCTCCTGGATTATAATTACACGCAGTAAAATCAGTACAGCCTGCACATGAACCATCATCACATGTAGCTGAAGGGTCATAGTTACTACAAGTTGGGCAATTTACACACCCACAGATAGGTATATGAGTACTATCTACTATAACAGTATGTGAGACAGTATCTGTACATCCTGACGGATAAGTAATAACAAAGTCAAATACATAAGTTCCAGCTCCCTGTGTAAAAAAGTTATATACACCGGTACTGCAACTCATTTGTGGATGTACAGTTAAAAAGTTTGGTATTGTCGTAGTAACAGGAAATGTTCCTAAAACTGTTCCATCATGTGTAACTGTCATGGCTGCGGCTAAAAAGCCCCAAGCTGCATTAGAACCAGAAGAATCTTGGACTATTATTGTATAAGAACTACTACATGCTCCTGCTGACCAAGACCCGCTACTTACTGGATCTGGTAAAATACACGAACTATCATCTACTGTTGCTGTAGGATCATAATTTGTAGCACATGGATCTGTACATCCAGCAAATACACAACAACAAGTTGGGGTTCCACAAATAGTTGTACAATCGTGTGTATAATTAGGATCATAAGGTGCACCACCACTAGGATCCATACATCCATGATACTCACATGTACCATTGTCTATTCCTAATCCTGGGTTAGTCATTACATTTGTTGCAGGTGTTCCTGGAAAAGGTGAATTATAAAGAGATGTTGTTGGATTTGTCCATGCAGTTCCTATAGTTACGTTTCCGTCATCAGTACATCCACAAGGAGCTGCTAAGATTATTGCATTTTCTCCGGGCGCTCCAGCATGTGCTATTTGCATGCTAGAATTATCTGTAAATAACTGCATAGGCGTATTAGGATTACAATAAGTTTGTTGTCCTGGAGTACCATTACTTTGATCAAGAACATGTAATTGCGAATATCCAGTTAATGGTAAAAGACTATTAACAGTGTGTGGATTTACATAAAGAAATTCTTTGTAGCCTCCTTGGAAGGGGCTTCCAGATATTTGTGCAGCATTTGCAGAATAAGCATCAGGATAATTAGGATATGTTGCTTTAATGTTCCATCTAATTCTACAATCAAACGGATCTGCAGATGCAATTAATCCTTCTTGGAACCAATACCAAAATATATTTGCTATAGGCTGAATAGTAGGCGTTATTCCCCATCCTTGCGTACCATTTTGAGGAATTACTCCCCACATTGTTCCTAGAGTACTATCTGTCCATGTTGCACCGTCGTCTGTACTAAAGCCAAAAAGTATTGTTATAGTGTCTGGATATTCTATAAAGTTACCTACCATATCATACTCAGCATTAGTCCAGCCAAGTTCAAGTCTTGGATTACACCAACCATTACCGCAATCTAGTCTTATCCACCTAGACATTGTATACGCTGCATAAGGCTCAGGATTGTAAGTACACGTTCCATCATCAAAGTTAGCTGCAGGATCGTAATTATTTGCATCGATACCATCATCTAAAGCTCCAGTAGCATATAATCCTATAGTAGCGTCATAGCCAGTTGAGCCTCCATCAGTACACCCAGAGATAAGACAACTACCATCGTCACAAGCTGCTGTCGGGTTATAGTTTCCAGCAGCTGGATTTGTACACCCGCATATAACAGGATAATCTGTTGTACCTGTTGGATTAGTTCCAGAATATAAGTCAAAAGTATTTGAAAACGATTCAATTGTATAATTAGGTATCCACTGTTGTACTTGTCGTACTATATATGGACCAGTTCCTGAAAACGCAGCAAGTTGATTTACACTACAATCATTTGTAAGTGTGTATGTAAGACTTGGTGTAACATTTCCAGGAGCAATATTATGACTATGTACAATCATAGATTGAGCCGCCACATATACTCCACCACTAGTACTTAGATCAAAAAATTGTAATCTTACAGCTGGAGTATCGTCAGGAGGAGTTGTTAAGTCACAAGTATTTGTAAGAGTTACAGTTACATTACACGGATCACTTGCAACAGCTACTACAGGAGGATCACAGCTTGTTGGGTATGAACAGCAATCATAATTAGTTCCTCCAATAACACCTACACAATCTGCATTTCCATTAGGAACTATTGCTAACCAGTTTACAGCATTACTATCTTGACAATCACATGTAGGTAAAGGTGTTACAGTTATAGACGGACTAGTTAAAGGATCACACGTTCCCGAAGTTGTTGTATAAGTAGAGACTATATAATAATCTCCTCCGTAAATAGCTGCATTTCCTGAAACATTAGAGCCAAAGGCCATAGTTCCTGAAGTTACTGGCGCACCTGTTATTGCAGGAAAATTCCCAAGCGATACAGCAACACCTGCTCCAGGACCTCCCGCAGGAGTAAACCATAATTCTGCTGTTACTGCAGTAGCTAAATTATCTGGAGTACAGTCAAAATTAGCTACAATATTTTGTGTAAACCCTACTGTACAATCTCCTGTTTGTGTTAAAGTAGGTATTGTAGCCTCACAGCAACTACAGTTAAGCGAAGGATCTACTATTCGATCATTTGGATCTGGAATATTTATACCATCTGTTGTATTAAAATGAATAGGACATACTCGTACTCTTAAATTAAAAAATAAGTCTTGAAAACAAAGAGATATTTTTTCTTGTCCAGTATATGGTTCGGATTGTAATTCTGCTCTAACTCTTAATCTGTATTGCCCATAACTAAGATTTGTTCCTGTAGTACTAGTACCAGAAGTAAATAATTGCATTGTTGTAGGAACCCCATTAAAATAATCAGTAGTAACTCTTTCTTCACATAGTACCCATGCAGATCCATCCCATTTAGATAATTCATATCTCATTTGAAGATCAGAACCTATAGGTGTAGTTCCCTTACTTACGGCAATTGCTAATATAAATTGACTATAAAGATGTGTTTGAATGTTTATTGCTCCATAATCTAAAGTATCCATTGCATGTCCTAGATAAGTAGAAGCTGGAGTTTCCATTTTATAAAATCCAGGATCAGAACTAAGGGCTGCAAAACCTCCAGTTAATGTGTCTGAAATATTTATAGAAGAAGTATTAACACTGCTATAATTTATTCCTGGAAAATTGTTTTCTAAAATATTTCCTGTTCCTTCAACTATTGTACCTGTTTGATAATCAACTTGTCCAGGACCTCCGCCAACATTTCCTACTGGAGGAGGATTTGTCTTATAAAATTCCCACTGTGCTGGGCTATCATCGGTTGGGTCCCAAGCATCTGTCATTAATTTCCCAGTGCTCCAATGACATGTTAAACAAGAACCATCATCAGTAGATCTATTAGTTGCAAATGGGGAATTAGATATATAATTAATAGCGTTATAATTTATAGTTGCTCCCGTTATTTGATTAACAGCTGGGCCAGTTCCTCCTATAAAAGGAGCTCCTGTTGAATTCCCAGAACTCCATCTACAAGCTAAATCACCTG